GAAGCACCTCCGTTTGATTATTAAAAAAGAACAATCATGAAAAAAATTTTACTATTTGAAGAGTTTATTAACGAGAATAAACAAGCAGAAAAAGTAATAAAAAAAGCCCTTCCAGGATATGCATGGGAACATTATGGTTCTCTTGATTCTGATGAAATAGAGGCAGATGGTTTTGCTGGAGCTGAAACTTTTGGAGTAGCCCTAGATGAACTTGATGGTATGGAATTAATGGTACAAATCTATTCAGCAGACGGATTGAGACATACTCATTTTGGTTTTAACTTTGATGGAATGCCAGTATCTACTTCATTACACTCAAGCGCTGAAAGAAGAAGTATTGATACTACTGGATTGGATTCTCCAATAGACATTAAAAAACTAAATTCAAGTGTATTAGACTCTGTAATATCAGATATTAAAGATACTCTTTAAAAAAAGAACCCTAACCATGAATTGTAATTGTAAAGAATGTAAATGCGAAGGGTCTTGTAATTGCTCTTGTTGCGATTGCTAAGCAGGCACACATTTTAGAAACTTTTAGAGAAGTCTATGTATAATTAGTGAATACATAGACTTTTTTAGTATGCCAAGAATACCGGTTGATTTAATTTACATGCAGATGGCTTATCAAGTAGCCAAGCTCTCGTACGCTAAACGTAGGCGCGTTGGTTGTATTATCGTGAAAGATACACAGGTAATTGCAACTGGATACAACGGTACGCCACATGGCTTTGATAACGACTGTGAAGAGATACAGGTTAGAGATATAGAGAACGAAAATCATAAGAAAGTATTAGAGGAAAAGGGTTATGAATGTGAAGACACTTGTTGTTCTAAAGAAGTAACTAAAAGAGAAGTTCTACACGCAGAGTCTAACGCTCTAGCAAAAGTAAGTCGTTCATCCATCTCATCAGATGGTGCAGATATGTATATCACTACATGTCCATGTTTCGACTGTGCTAAATTGATTATTCAAGCCGGTATTAAAAGAGTATTCTTCTCGGAAGATTATAGAGATATGTCAGGTATTGCACTCTTAGAGAAAGCAGGTATTGAGGTAAAAGAAGTTATATGTTGGAACGGGGAGTAACTCAAATTATTGACGAGGCTCTAGTCCAGAATGTATTCGGAACTGATTTCCAATTTAGACCAGGACAAAGAGAGGTTGTGGAAGCTATCTGTAATCACTATCTTCAAGATCCAGAAGGGACAATTATCTTAGATGCCCCAACTGGAAGCGGTAAATCACTAATTGCTATGTGGTCCGCGCACATTCTAAAAGAACTCGGTAACCGAGGCTATCTCGTCACATCTGATTTAATGCTACAAGATCAGTATGAAGAAGACTTTAATAAATTTAAACTTAATTGGCCTTCAGTAAGAGGAGTAGACAATTATGAATGTGATGTCAATGGTCTGACATTCTCTCTTGCAGACTGTAAGATGAAAGGTATTAGTTATGAAGCAGCTGAGAATCTAACTTGCTGGAACACCTGTGGGTATCTACAGGCTAGACGGCGCGCGAAGGAGCTACCTGTAGCTCTCTTCAACTATTCATATTATCTAATACAAAGGAATTATGTAGAAGACAAGATGATAGATCAGGGTAAAGAGATACCATTTCCTAAGAGAGACTTTGTATTCTTTGATGAAGCACATAAGGTAGATAATATTGTACAGGGACACTTCTCACCTAGAATAGACAGAGGAACAACTAAGATATTTAGGGAAGTAAACAGATTTGTACAGAAACATGGTATCGATGCTGCCTGGGTAACCGAGAACAGAATAGCAAGTATCGTCGACCGCTTAATGCGGGAAGACGACCACCAGGAGTTAATGAGGCTCATCGGAGAGTTCAGAGGTATTGCTGTGGTATATCGAAAAGTACAGGGCGCAGCCCTCAAACAGTCAAAGTCCAGATTTAAGCAGACTGATGTCCCTAAAGAGTGGCAGACTTTTTTTGGACGAATGGATCGATTGAAAGATATATGGTGTAAGTTTGACGACTATCATGATATAATTAAAGAACTTGGAAATGATGCAATCGTTATTAAGAGATCTGAAGTTGAAACGCAATTCTTATGTTTAGAAGAAGCACTAATGATTGAAAAATTCTTACAGAATAAAAGTGGTTTTAAAGTCTTTATGTCTGCAACATTAGGTGATATTAGATCTTTTGCAAAACATACTAAAATGGGGAATGCAAAGGTAATTAGAATGGATAACAAATTTTCCTACAAAAAATCCCCCGTGGTTTTCATCAATAGGCACAAATTGTCTTTTAGAGAACGCGAACAAAATCTCCCCAAGGTCATAAAAGTTCTTGACAAGATCTTAGACAAACACAAAGGACAAAGTGGAATTATTCACGCCGGTTCCTATGACTTCATGAACTACATCAATAATCAATCTAAACATAGGTCTAATCTAATAACCTATGATGTAGCTAAAGAAAGATCTGGTGCAATTAGAAACTTTAATGAATTAGATGGTAAAATACTTGTAGGTCCTTCCCTGTTGGAAGGTTTAGACCTTAAAGATGATAAATCTAGATTTCAAATCTTCTTTAAAGTACCATATCCATCATTGAATGACCCACTTGTAAAAGCAAAGATGTCAGCGTTTGCTGATTGGTATGATTGGAAAACAGGCATTGCAATACAACAAGGAGCAGGAAGATCTATTAGATCTAAGGATGATTGGGCAATAACATATATTTTAGATGCGTGCTTTAGAAGCTTGATAAATAAACAGGACTTCTTTCCACCATCATTTAAAGAAAGAATAAAAACAATTTACTAAATGAGAGACTTAATTATTTGCGATAACTTTTACTCTAATGTAGACGAGGTAAGAGCTTTTGCTTTACAACAAGATTTTAATGTAGATGGAAACTATCCTGGACATAGAACAAAATCTTTTTTAAATAAATCGATTGCAGACTATATTGGCGAAATTATAGGAGGGGAGCTAGACTTAGATAGTTTAGGTGATGACACGTATTGTGGTGCATATCAATATACTACTGCAGCTGATAGAACTTGGATTCATGCAGATGGTTGGAACGAATGGGCAGGTGTTGTTTATTTAACTCCAGATGCACCGGTCACAGGAGGTACTGGTATTTTTAGACATAAACCTACTGGAGCATATTCTATGCCAAGATTACAAGATGGTACTAGAAATGAAACACTTTTAGATTTAATTAACGCTGACGGTCGAGACTATACTAAGTGGGATTTAGTTGATGTTGTAGGAAATAAGTATAATAGAGCAGTATTCTACAAAGGAGACTTATTCCATGCTTCACTAGATTATTTTGGTAGAGCTTTATATGACGGTAGATTATTTCAAACATTTTTCTTTAACACTAAATAAATTAATTATGGGATTCAATAAACTTTACATTCCAGAACTAGAATCTTTAAAACAATCCCTTAGAGAGAAGGGTAACGAAGAGTTCACTGAATTTTGGAAAAGCCGATATATGAAGGCTGATGCAATCGTAGGTCCACCCGAATCAATGGATTTTATTAAACAATTTCTAAATCGTGAGTATAATTATAGAACGACTGGTCAACTCGAGTTTGGTTTTGATGAGGTCGATGATTAAAAATAAAAATATGTCAACAGAAACACAAGAACAAACAAAAGCAAAAATGTACGTTTGGGCTAGAACTGAACGTGCTGGAGATATAGTCACTGTAGAAGGAACTGAAGATCAGTTTACTACCTTTACCGACGGTACAAGATGTGCAACTAAATTAATTGGTGAAATGTTAATGGAAGCTAGAGACGAAGCAAATGCAGAATCTTTAGCCAAATCATTTAAAATTTTAGAAGAACCACAGTTAGATTCAACCCCTGTGGAAGAAACTACTAAAAAAGAAACTACGACGGCTGATAATGTAATGATTGATGTGCTAAGAAAGGTTAGTGCAAAGAATACAATTACAATGCCTTTAGAAATAAACATACCTTCTAAAGAAGTTTACACTCTATTAGTAGATCAGATTGATGAAGACTTAAACGAGCACGTATTGGAGCTTGTACTGAGTCAGATAGATAATTTACAACAACAATTAAAGCCACAGGCTGAAGAATTTATTAAAAACTATTACAATGGCAAAGGAACAAAAGCTAACACCAGAAGAAAGTCAACAAATAGCGGAGGCGACTCAAGTGCCCCAGACATCACCTACTAACTGGAATAGACGTCAAAGACGTCACATGTTAAGGCAACAAGGTGTATTAAAATACTTAAGTAAACTTCCATTCTTAGGAGAGGTTAGGTCTAACTTTAGACAGCAAAATCTAGAGAATGGTAGAAAGATTCATCAGAAAAACTTAGATGCTAATGATAAAGTAAATCATGCTATGTTAGAGGCTAAGTTAGAAGAGGTGAAAAATACTTGGAAATCTATAGGCTATAATAAGAGCGAGATAGATAAATTAGAAGAAGCTTGGTCTTTGTCTGTAATTAAAGATAAAGAAACTCTTAAAGAGGACAAGAAGAAGATTAAGAAACTACAGAGAGAAGTGCTAGAGTCATTTCAATCTAGAAAAAAGTAAACGATAGATGATTAGTATTAGTATAGAACCTGCTGATAACGGGGTAGTCAAATTTTTGATTGATGATAATGTAAACGGTGGAGGTGAAGAATACACTTCTAGAGTCGTTTATGATTTTGACGGCTATCTTGGTAGACAACAACAGGTTAAGTTTTTAAATGACTTAATCTTAGACTTAGGTTTGAGTACTGGTAGTGATATTGATCGTGACAAATTGGAGATTAAATTAGATTGGGGAGCAAAGTATAACGCGACCGAATCAGAAATTAAAACAAGAGTAACGCTACTCCAAAAAGAAATAAAAAAGCTTACTCGTTTAATAGAGAAATGAAACTACACGTAGAAGGTGTATGGTGTAAAACTAGAACTGAGTTTGAGAGATTAGCAAAGTCTGGCGAATACGATTTAACAGTATCTTATTTTGATATATTCAATAGGTTAATTAAATCAGATCCTTATAGTAAGGAGCCATCAGATATTATTGTATCTCTTTATATTAGAAAATTAATACAAAGACTGCTCGATGATGCAAATGAGAATGAAAAAGAGCAAGCTAAAATTTTATACATGTTCAAAACCCTAGACACAGGTTCGGTTTTAGGATTTAAAGAATTTGTAAATGACCTAATTGAAGAACCGTTTGATTTGGATCTTATTATCATTAACAGATGCGACTATCCTAAAAGAGGAGTGTTGAGCAAGTTTGATAATGTAAGATTCATAGACCATGATTAAGCATAAGATTTTTACCAAAGGTGAATTAATTCAAGCTCTAATCTCTACTACACAAGCACCTAATGTACTGATTCCTGTAAGGGCTATGATACACGACGTTAAATTTGACGACGTAAATCCTCAATACCAAATTAAGATTAGAAAATTCTATGACCAAATTAATTTTTTAAAGAGAAACTTATTTGGTGGTAGATTTATTAGAAACTTTGAAGGCAAAGATACAAGGATAAATCTAAAGAGACAGGAATATAATACCGTTAAAGAACTAGAAGACAGAGTCTTTAATGGTGATAAATGGCAACAATATCTAATTGTTGTAGATTCTGTATTCTGTGTAAAGACCAGAGGTGAACAAGTAGAATTATTCAATAAAATACAGGATTTTCAGGTTGAATCTAATTTTAAAGAGCTATTTAACCTATCAAATAGAACCATATATACTGGAAATTACAACTTTCACACAAAAGGTGAGTTCGTTAAAGCACTTCAAAAGTTTTTAGGCGATAAATACCCTAAAGCTAAAGATTGGGTCGATTCTGTACTATATAGACCTAATCATGATGAAATGGACCGCGGAGAATGGGTCTAAACATATTAGTGTAATATATTGCACAGATATATATAAAAAACAATAGGACTTTTAATGGCTAACTACACGCTTGATGACATTCTTCCAGGACCTCCAACACAATATATTTACACGGAGATAGCAACTGGTGAACAAATCGTTAGAAACGAACAGCTTTCAGATGATGAAGTTGCAGGTGCTCCCCCTGCAGATGGAGGTAATGATGCTGCAATCCAAGGTACTAATTCTTTTAGAGAATCTGGTGAGACTGCTGGAGAGTCTTTATATGGTAAGACTACTATTGATTCTAGAACATATAAGACTAAAGATCCAGACAAAGAATTCAATCAGGGCCCTGGTGTTAGATCTTTATATAATAAATGGTCTCTTCACAACTATAATAACAGAGCAACCGGTACTGCCGGAGAAAAGTTCTCTTTTTTACACTATAATAAAGCTGTAACTTCTGGTAATGATGATAACATTTTAAATCCTACTGCTAGAAGAATTGTAAACTATGCACAAGATCAGGGTGGTATTGGTTATTCATACAAGTTTAGTGATTTTGGTGCCACAGAACATTATGGTCAGATTTCAAATGAATATCTAATTACATTAAGACGTTTTGCATATCCATGTGGAGATGATTTAATGAATACAATGGGAGTAGATTCAAAAGGTAATCCTATCGATCTAGGTCAACCTGACTTAGCTAGAGTTTTAACATGGATGTCACCTGCTTTAGGCAACGATATGAAAGAGGTGTTAAAATTTGGTACTGGATTTCCATGGAAAGACGTTGAGTCTCAGATTCAAGAAGTACAGGGTAATGCACAAAAAAGAGGTAAGTTAGGTGAGTTTATGGATTCATCTTCATTAGGCCGTGCAGTTGAAGCCGGTTTAAGTGGTAAGTCTGCTGCAGAAGCTCAGACAATTAGAGATAAAGGTGGAGGTTTTGACCCTATTAAAGAAACATACCCTAACAAAGTATTTGGACCTTTAAATGTGATTAAGAAAGTTTTAGCTAGAGAACAAGGTTTAGAATTTGATAGTACATTTAATTTAACATTCCATTACGATCTTAAAGGTATAACTGGTACTTCGCCAAAGGTTGCGTTTATGGACACTCTGTCAAATATCTTAGCTCTAACATATAACAATGCTCCTTTCTGGGGAGGTTCGGTTAGATATACTGGTAGTGGTTCTGTCGGTAAACCTTTCGGTGATTATGATAAACTTAAGAATGGAGACTATGCAGGTTTCTTGGGTTCATTAACTACACAATTAAAATCCTCAATGGGTGGAGCGTTTGATGACATAGGTAAGGCTGCAAGCGGATTATTAAGCGGTAAAGGTATTAACGCCTTAGGTGATTCTAAAATCATGGACAACATTATTGGTGGTGGTCTAATGAAATTATTGAATGGACCGCAAGGTGGTACAGTAATTAACGCATTCTTAACTGGAGATCCAACAGGACAATGGCACATGACAGTAGGTAATCCTATGAACCCGATGATGGTTTGTGGTAACCTAGCTTTACAGTCTTCTTCTGTAGAATTTGAAGGCCCATTAAGCTATGAAGGATTCCCAAGCAAAATAAAACTAACGGTTGAGCTGAAACCAGCAAGACCTAGAGATAAAGGTGAAATTGAAAGCATGTTTAATGCAGGTAGAGGTAGAATATACCTACAACCAGAAGTTGAAGGTGCTGTAGATTTAGATGCAATTGTAGATGTATCTGCATACGGAAACAAAGACAGAGGCAAATTTACTCCTGGATTCTCAGAAAAATTATCAAACTTTGGACACGGATAATGAATTTAAAATCTTTAGCATTTAAAACAATAGATGGAGCTAAGTTTATTTTAGCTCAACCTACTATGATGTTTAGGAATAAAGAGGTTGTTCCTATCATTGCCACACATGTTGTAAAAGATGATGAGGTGGGTAGACCAGACTTAATTGCACTGGAATACTATAATGATGATAGCAAAACAGATATTATCCTAAAATGGAATGGTATATCAGACCCATTTGCTCTAAACCCAGGAGAAGAGTTAGAGATTCCAGTGGATACGGTACCTTTCTATAAATTAGATAGGCCTAGAATCTTTGAAGATAATAAGATTAAGAACGAGTTTGTACAGGGCAAGAAGTTGAATCAAAAGGACAAGAATAGACTAGATGCTCTTAAAAAGAAATATAATAAGGAAGTGCTATTACCACCTAATGTAATTCCAGTCGGTAAAAAGAATTACAAGTTTACTGCGGATGGAGGAGTTATACTAGGAGCACAAGCTCAAAATGATGAAGTAACCCAGTCAATATTGTCTGATCTTGCAAATCAAGGACAAGATCAAAATGTAGATGTTGAAGTTACAGATATAGTAGTTGAAGAACAAATTACAAGTGGTGCTGGAGCTGGTATTAGTGTTTTGACGGAAAGTCAATTAGATAAAAATTTACAAGACCTAGCTGGAAAGGGTACTGGATCTGGAGTAGGATCCGGAGTCGGAGCTGGAACTGCAGACGAACTCGGTGGAGAAGCAGGAGATGGAACTGCACCAGAGTCTACTGGAGGAGCAAACGACATTGCTAACGACGGCGCACCTTGTAACTAAACTTTAGAACATGGAGTTAGATAATCATTTATTAGCGGTTGTTGAACCGGCTATCTTACCTACTGAAATTAAACTAGACAATCTTGGAGAAGATGGTGGAGGTGCTAAGCAAACTAAAGCAATAGGCACTTTAAAACCTTTTATTCTGGTTAATTCATATCAATTTGGTCCAGGAGATATTATGGGCTTCAAATTAGACTGTAGTGGTATTGCGCCTAAATGTACGGTAACTGTTATGGATAATAAAAATGCTTTTCAAGTAGAGTCATATCCAAGAGATGGAGACTTCTTTACTATCCTACTTAATTCAAAACATCAAGAGACGTTTAAGTCAATTCACATGGATTTTGATATTGTTGAAATTGAAACAACACCGGAAGTAGAAGGAGCTAATCCTACAATTACAATGGAGGGTATTGCAAAGATACCCAGACTTTATGCTGAAGATTGTCAAAACTTAGATGCTGATAATTCATTGAATCATTTAGAGTTAATAGCAAGAGATTTAGAATTAGGTTTAGCCACAAACGTAGAAAGCCCTGATGATAATCAAGCTAGACTACAAGCTTATATCACTTATGCGGATTTCATAAAAGAAATTGTAGAAGATAGTTATATCTCTGATGATGCTTTCACAAAATACTATATAGATCAATATTATTATTTGACTTATGTAAATATTAATAAGATATTCAATGCTCCTAACCCTAAGTTAGATGAAGTAATGTCTGTTCTTGCTTCCTTTGCTGCATCAATGTCTGAGGGCCATGACCAAGTTGAAGATGGCGAAGAAAATAAAGGTGACCAAATTGAAGTACCTTTAATGCTAACTAACCATAAAGATACATTAGGGTTGTCCTGTTATGTTGACAGATATGAATTGATAAACAACTCATCTAAAGTTAGTCTTGCAGCAGGGTATGCTAGAAACATTCAGGTGTATGATAATAATTCAGAACCCGGAGAAAGATTACAAGAATTTAAAGTTGAAGCTTTAGTAACAGAAGATCTACCAGATATTGAAGCGCCTTTAAAAGGTAATGAAAAAGATAATCGTTATGAGACTCAGGTAAAACATAAATACATGGGTAGACAAAATGCAGGTGAAGATGGATTAGGTAATACTCATGCTAATGCTGCATTTTCAAAACTACATAACAAACAAAATCAAATGGAAATTGAGAAGATGAAAGTTAGAATGACTTTATCTTCATTTAATCCGTCCATATATAAATTTCAAAAGATACCAGTGATAATGTATCATTATGATGGTGTCAGAGCTGAAGCATCTAAACAGGGTGATTTTAAAAGAGAAGAAGCTGGTTTTACAGATCAACCATTTGATGCTGGAAAAGCAGAAGATGCAAATGACGCACAACAAGTAATGGATAGATTCTTAAGCGGTCATTATATTATAGAGAATATTGATTATATCATTGATGAACCAGAAGGAGGTATGAAGCAAATAGTCACATTAATTAGAAGAGAGTGGCCTACAAGAATAAAAAACTTAGAAGCTTAAAAAAGAAAGATAGATAATACATGGCAGATTTTAAAACACAACAAGATTTTAGAAAGGGTTCGATACTTCGTAAGATAAACGAAGATCCAACCTATCTTAGCTTCTTTCTAGTATTTGATACTATAAACAGAGAAGAGTCTCCACTGTTTGCAGGTCCTGCTAAAGAGTATTTACTTAATGTATTAAATACAACATATTCTCAAAAACATGCAGATGCTTTAGATAATTTTCAAAAAGTACTCTTGAAGATTAACAAGGAGTTACCTTGGTTTTGGCAAACATTATCTGGCGTAGATGCTGCAATGCAATATAAAGGATTAGCAGATCCATGGTGGGGTGCAGAATCTCCAACATTAGAAATAGAATGTTTAGAGGAGAATGTTGAGTTAACAGCAATAGGTCTAATGGACTTATATAAAAGAGCATGTTATGATTTCGTAAGGTGGGTAGAAGTTATTCCTAGAGATTTAAGACGTTTTAGAATGCAGGTTTGGGTTAGTGAGGTTAGAAGATTTCAACAAACTACTGGAGCTAAAGATCTAGGATTCTTTGATAATCCTGATACAGCTACAGGTAATGGTGGAACTCAAAAGAAAATTAATGAAGATCTTAGTTTAGAAGCGAAGCCTTTTATTCAACTACAGTTCTCACACTGTGAGTTTGATATAGATGCTATTGCTGCAATGTTTGCAGATCTTGGTAAAAACCCTGAATTGAAGAAACCTAAGATTGCAATCAGATGGGATCACGTAGAACAGATTAATCAGCAATTAGGTGCTAACCTAGTCGTTGAAGAAACTGACTCTCCGTTGACACAAGCTGCCATAGGACAAACTGGTGAATTAGGACAATATTCTCCATTTGATGCAACTCAAAACCCACAAACACAAGATAAGAAGTCTCCGTTTATTAAAAGACCAGATATTGATTTAAAATCTATCGGAGAACAACTTAAGAAAAGAACATTAGGTAAAGCTCAAGACGCTGCTGAGAATTTTATAGGCGGTATCCAAGGTAGAGTACAAAGTAACGTTGATTCTCTATCGGGTCAGATAAATGGATTAGACAATGTACATGGTCTACCTACTGGATTAGCAGCAAGTTTATTAAACCAAGCAGAAGATTCTCTTTTAAGTAAATTATTATTAGGTAATGTACACGGCCTTCAAGGAGGTTCAACGCTACTAGATGCTGTCCAATCTGGTTCTATAAATGCTATAGGAAATCAGTTAGGTGGTTTATTTGGCGGAGCAAATAACGCCGGCGGTGGCGGAGGTATAAATGAAAACATACATCCTGATGGAGTTGATTCATCACCAGATGGATTCTTAAATCAAAGAATACATCCTACTGGTGTAGACTCATCACCTGATGGAGGATTAAACCAGAACATACATGAATAACAGTGAATTATTTAGAGACAATTTACGTGATGCTCATTGGTTAGGAGAGGTTGTTGATATTGAAGACCCTCTTCTTCAAGGTAGAGCAAGAGTAAAAGTATATGGTAAATTTGACAAGCTACCGAATGATGCTATTCCGTGGGCTACTCCACAAAATAGAGAAACTCCTGGTATGCATGTTGTACCTAGAGTTGGAGATATTGTTGCTGTAAGATTTGACAATGGTAATATCTACCATCCGGAATATTGGTTTCAAGTAGACCAAAACGTAGATCTTAAGGCAGATATTTTAGAAGCATCCGGAGAACCACATAATGTAATTAGTTTAGTTTACGATGCAGAACGTAATGTAAGAATTTATCATTCTCCTGAAGATGGTTTAGTTATTACTAGAGGTGAAGGCGCAAAAGAAAGACCTATGCTTCAAATTGATGAAGAAGGGTTTATTAAGATTACTACAGATGCAAAAGTATTTTTAGATTGTGGAGATATATTTGTATCTAACACTGGAGAGCCTGGAGCAGATGAGACTGAACCCGCGGTAAGAGGTCAATCTCTACAAGATTGGTTACAGAAATTATTAGATGATTATGCAGCCCATATCCATCCAACTGGTGTTGGGCCGTCAGGACCTCCAATGCCACCTACTCCATCAACAGTGGGTCAATTATCAAGTACACATATTAATTATCAACAAAGAAATAAGTAATCATGCCAGCGAATTGGGCCAAATTTATTCCTGACTTAACCAATACTTTATTAAGTCAGAAGTTTACGAAACCAGGAGGGGCAGCAATTTCTTATGAACCTCCAAAGGCAGGATCTAACAATATGTTGGGTGAAACTGTGTCTGGTCAAAAATCCATTTTAAGTGGAGGTCTTACTGAGGTTGGTAATCCTGCGAATGCAGCTTTAGCAACTAATCCTGCAACCATGGTTAATGCTAACGATGTTAATCCACTCTCTGGTAGATATGACTTTGGAAAACAAGTAGCTCAACATTATTTAGATGCTGTAAAAAATATGGCACAAACTCATGTGGGAGAATTACATATTAATAATGGTGCTGCTGAGTTGCTTTTAAAAGAAGGGTATGGTATTGCGTTCGAAAGACTTTTAAGAGAAGGTGATATACCACTACAAGATCAATATGATGAAGATGGTAATTTAATTGAAATGGGTAAAGAGTCCCATCCTGCTTATGCAGATTTTTGCCCAGAAGTAGAAGAACCAGACGCTGAAGCCATAGCTGAACTTGAAAAGAAAAACAATGAAGCTTTCAACAAGTTTGCCTCTGGAGAAAACGTACAAAACTATAATTTATATAAATTTAAGTTCTATCAATTTCCATGTCTATCAGGTGCAGAAACTCAAGAGGAATTAGAAGTTGTTTTTGCAACTAGAATTTTAATGGGATATAAGTTCATGAACTCAGCAAATGACAGATGGGATTATTTTGTTTGGGCTTGCCATTTAGGTAAAGAGAATTACAATACAAACAATAACAATAATAATGCTTTTAACAATAGTAGTTCTTTATATAAAAACATCAATAGTAAAGCTAGAAATGATATTGAAGATGCTGAATATGACTACAAAGAATTGGCTGATAAAGTTTCGTTCCTAGTAAAGACTGCTATTATGGCAGCACATCCACAAAGAGATACTGATGGTAATTACACAGGATCTAATTCTTCCTTAGAGAAAAGAATTAAGAGGGCTCCAGAAAAAGAAATTGAATACCCTACATTAAAGGACGAATCCGGAAAAGATATTACTCCTGATTTTTGTCCTATTAATAGATATAAGATTCAAGTTGCTAGAGATTTTGAAGGTGATACAAGTTTAAAACCTAGAATATTAACATCTAATGTTATTGCAACATTTACATACTATCCGAATAAAAGAACTGGAGGAACTCCCTATGTTATTAATAATGCAAAGGCTTTATTTAGTACTAATACAACAAATAATGTCAAGTATGAAAAGACTTCAAATTGGGTAAAATCAAAATATGAAGTTAATGAGTGGAAAAAGAAGTGGAGAAAATGTCCACCTGAAGGTAAATTAAAACAAGCAGCATACGCGCAAGATTCTACTAAAGCATTTTTAGACTTAGGTTGGGATGGTAGCGGATGGAATGGTGACGAGGCTGGAACTCAATATAAATATGAATATCATAGAGTTCTTTGTGCTATTAAAGCTGCTGAAAAATGTGAAGAGCCTATGACTGAAGTAGGACATCCATGGGATCCTAGTGGTACTACACCAGGAGGGAAATCTTATTCTGGAGATCCTTATATGCAGATGGCTAGAGTTACAATTGCATATTGGTATGCGTGTATTGTTAAACCATTTAAACCAACTCCTTCTGCACCACCGGCCCTAATTCCAGCGCCCCTACAAGGAATTTATATTCCAATTTATTATGGAAGTGCAAATAGACTAGCAAATAATTTAAGAAGAGCTTGGAATACAGGAAAGTCTTTTGCAACTCCTGGAACACAACAACCAGCTTCAAATGCGACGGCAACTGCAGTAGCCGGAGCTTATGCTCTACATTTATTAGAATTTAAGTTGCTGTATCTTGGTGGTATTCCAACTCCTTCTGGTCCAGTTCCTATGGTAGGTTTTGTACCTATTGTATTTTAACCCCAGTCTTTTTCGAAAGTATACCAATGGTCTGCAGACGCACAGTCGCGAAGAGCATCAAGAACCATATAAACCTTTTCATCAATAGTTAGATTGTCTAGAACGGCGCCTACGTGCATCTCAATTAGTTCATCATTGTCAAGGTAAGAAGATACGTGTTTAGCAATTCCGGTAACTAATCGGTAAGCGTTGTCTTCCACGTTGTTATACCTAATACCTGAATGATAGTTAGTATAAGTGTCTACTTCAGACGCTTGTTTAATCATTTTGTCCCAGAGTTTATCGCCGAGTAGATCTCGAACTTCTTGACAGATAGATTGAATTTGATCTTTGTGTTTGAGAACGGCTTGGTAGCCGTAGCCACCAACACCGTTGCATTCTATTTTCTTATAGTTAAATTGTTCCATTATGCTTCTACTAAAGTTATGTTTTCAAAAGAGTCTTTTAACTCTCCGTAAGCCAGGCCAGCCCAACTCTTAGAACCAATAGATTTCCAGTGGTTGTAGTCTGCCATGTTAGGGAAAGTTGAATGAATATCTCCAACAGTTAGGTTTTCAATAACCGCCTTGTCGATGTGTAAGAATTTGTTACCTTTCATGTTAAGAACAGAAATGTAAAAGTCAGAACCAGGAAGTTGAATTTCAACGTTGAAGAGTTTGTTCTTGTCATAGCTAAACAAGTTACAAAGATAACCTTCACCTGAGTTGATAGTTAAGAATCCAGCGACACATTTAGAAATGCTTCTGTATTTATACTTAGTCTTGTTCCAATCTAAGCCAAGATCTTTAACGTAAAATTTATGCATTTTACCTTTAATATTTTGTTCGACTGTGAATGAAGTTCCCAAGATGTCGTTAGTGTGTTTTTTAATATAAGCCATAGTTTTTGTTTGTTTTTAATTACAGTACTAATATACGAAAAATATCTGACATAAAAAAATATTTCGGCAACTATTTTGTCCAAAGTGGCAAAGTTTTTTGTGATACATATAACAACCTAATCAAACACTCTTATTATCTTTAAAAAACTACTGTTTATATCAGCTCTGTTTTTGTTTTGTCTTCAACTAGCGTATGATTTCAAACCTAAAAAGTCTAAAGTTCCAACCTTTAGAAAGGTGGCTACTATTACAGAAGTTTTTGATAATGAAAGTACAATGAGGTTTATACAAGATTCTATTTTATTCACACCTCCTAGAATTCCACCATTAGTCAAAACCAAAATGGGACCTTTACATCCTAGGATAATTGGACTAACAACAGAGGTTGCTGAAGGTGTTTATCTTATTCAGCTAAACAGCATATATTCGGTCAAAGTTTTACAAAGAACTTTATTCCATGAATTAGCACATGTATATCAATTTGAAAGAGGGATGCTACAGGATTTTGGAGATATAATAATTTGGAATGGTGTGATGTATGGTTGGGGTCGACCTTGGGGTAAAAGACCATGGGAGATACATGCTGAAAAACTAGTTGAAGATCTTTTTGTGCCTACTTATGAAGATGATATATAAATGGTATGAGAACACCTATCATTAAATATAACGATAAGTTTTTAAATAGTATCAGTTGGTTCATGAGGATCGGCGGCATTACTCTTTGGCCATTTGTGGTTTTAAGAGAAAGGTACAACTCAAGTCAATACTGGAGGAGAGTCGCTGAAAGAATTATTAACCATGAGTCTATTCATATCAAACAACAGGAAGAACTTTTAATTATACCATTTTATATTTTGTATGTAACAGAATGGTTCTTTAAATTGTTCTTTTATGGTAAAGATTCTTACTACAATATCTCCTTTGAAAGAGAAGCTTATACGAACGATGAAAATCTAGACTACTTAAAATCTAGAAAGAAATACGCTTGGATAAAAAGAATTTTTAAGTAGATATATAATATGTTACTAACATGGTATACATATAAACCTTTTAAATAAAATATAAATGTCAGCAAAGAGAAGACGAATCGGAGATTCAACCACAACAATTCCAGTAGAAGTAAAAGCTACTAACACACAAACGCAGGTAATAACTAAACCTCAAGTTAAAGAAGAAAAACCTGCAGACCCATACGCAGAATTTTATGATGAAAACGGAGAGTTCCTTTGGGAGAAGTATGAAGGTACTTGTCCAACTCAAAACAGAACTCCAAATCCTCATGTGAAAACACAAGACGGAGATATAGTATTTTCTAGAGAACCTTATGCTCAAGAACTATATGATAAAATGAAGCAATATGGGCAAGAGATTAAACCAAAGGTACATGAAGGTGAAATACATGAAGGTATAATCCATGGGATTGACCATAACTATATTACTGTAGATATAGGTTATAGAGAGTTGGTATATGTAACTTTCGGTAAAGAATCTACGGAAGTTCAACAATCTTCAGTTGGCGATGAGACTGCTGTTTTAATTACAGACACTAAAGGCACTTTATCAGGAACTATTACAGGTGGTGTTAAACATAAGACTTTTACAGATCTTAGGAATGCAATCGATGAGGGTAGAACTGCTTGGATAGGTCTAGTTAAAAATATGATTGACAAGGGTGGTTATGTTGTAACAATCCAAGGTATAGATTGCTTTATGCCTGGTTCGTTAGCAGGTATTAATAAATTATCTGACTTTGGCTCTATTGTTGGAGAAGAGATTTATGTGGTACCGGTTAGCTTCTCTGCAGATAGAGGTACAATTGTAGTTTCACATAGAAAATACTTACAAGCGCTTATTCCTTCTGAGATTGAAAAGTTAAAACAAACTATTGAAGAGGAGAGAGAAGGTAATGTAACTGGAACTGCAAAATACGGAGTATTTGTAGAATTTAACCAATGTCTTACTGGTATGATTCATAATAATGATTTAGATGAAACAACTTTAGCTAAATTTAAGGCTAGGGAGATAAACCCAGGAGACTCAATTAAATTTAAAGTAAAAGATATAGTAAGCAATAACAAGATTACATTGACACAAAAAGATGTGGTTGACATTAACCCTTGGATTAACATTAGCAAGAGGTATGCAATACCATCTGTAGTGGAGGCAGTCGTTAAGTCTAGAAAAGACTATGGTTTATTCATTAATATAGAGGATGGTGTAACTGGATTGTTACATATTAGTGAGATTGGTGAAGAAACTATGTCAGTTTTTAATCCAGGTGATAAAATTACAGTTCAAATCACCAGAATTGATGAGGCAACGATGAAGGTATTCTTAAAAATGCCCCAATAACTCTCTCAGAAGAGTTTGATATATATTGAAAAGTAATATCTTACTCTAAATATGCAAAAACTAAACAAAGATTCTAGTAGAATTTCGATACTCAATGGAAGTCAAATTGGTATCGAGTTTGAATTTTACTCTAACTTAGAGCTGGAGGAGACTCATAAGGCTTTATCTAAACTACTTAATCGTAAGATTAGATTAGAAGATAAAGCACATTCTGACTTTCAACCTAGTTCCGAAGTTTTCAAGATGGAACCAGATATGTCTGGCGGTAAAGGCTTGATTGAGTTAGTTACTGGCGCAATGCCATATCGAGACGCTCGATTAGTTATTATCAAAATGTTGAATTGGATTAAAGAGAATGGTTATACAACAGACCGTGCATCAATTCACTTAAATATGTCTTTTAACCCAGACTATTTAGAAGATACAATGATGATTGCTAAAATGAATATTTTAAAATTTATTTTAGAGTTTGATGAGAAGAGGATCTATAAGTTCTTCCCTAATAGAAAGAATTCCACTTATGCAAAATCAATTAAATGGGTTATGCCTAAGCATGAGGCTTTTTATTACAATGAAAATCTAATTAGTTCAGATAACTTTACTTTTGCTAATACTAAATACTATGGTATTAATTTTGAGAAAGCTTTGAAAAATTATTTAGAGTTTAGATATATTGGTGGTAAAGATTATGAGAAAAGAGGGGATGATATTTTACATTTAGCAGAAATGTTTATCATGTCAGTATGGAAATCTTGTTTTAACCCTAGGTTTACTCCTGAGAATAAAATAGAGATGAAGAGGATTTTACAGAAGAATGCACCTCTTATGGAGATGTTAAAAGACCATACCGCCGTAAATAAGCATTGGCCTAAGATACATATACTGGTAGACTTACAAGACCACCCATCTGTCGTAGAAGTACAGTGGAATAGATTTAAGACAAAAGTTTTAGATCTTTTGGCAAATGGCGGAATGGAAGAAGGCATAATTAATTATGATTCTGACTATGGGTCGGTTCAAGTTAAAGACGGTAAATTTAAGGTAGCTTATTTGCTGGACGGATTTGAATTTGTAAATTGTGAGTTGGCAGGCAACATTGAGAATAGTGGAATTTATGGATGTAAAATCACTGGAGCTCAAGTGCTGAGATCTCAACTCTACCAAGGTACAGAAGCTATGGACTCAAAAATTGAGTCTTCTTTTGTTCACGGAAGTTGTACCTTAAAAAATTGTTACGTTTTCGGAAGAGACGGTATTTTTAAAGGTAAAATGGAAGGAGGTATTTTTAGAGAGGGTTATGTAGGTCCACATGCAAGATTCTCTAAAGAGACCGAAGTTATTGTTAGTAAAAAAATTAAAACATAAAAATGAGCGAAATTAGAAGCGGCAATCTTAACGATTTAAGTACACCAAGAGATTTTGGTGCTAACTGCTTAAATGAGTTTCTTCAAGAATTAGGAGATGATTTAACAGGAGCTTGTATGGTTCCAGTTAATTTACCTCAAAGAGAGATTGTTAACATTATCAAAAGGGCTAAGAAATGGTTCTATAAGCAGTATGAAGACTCTGTGAAAGAGAATTACTATATAATACCTAAATCTGTTTTTGAGTCTAATTATTTTAAAACCCATAGGGCTTTGAATTTACCAGGAGCAGGTGCTGATGGTGGAGGTGGAGTTTACTCTGTTTTTGGAGTTTATGACACTGGTAATGGGTTCAATTCTACAGGCGGAGGTCTTGATGTTAGATTTCAAAGCGGTGGAGACTTTGCTCTAGAAAAAATGTTATTTAGAGGCTTATATGAAGGCGCTGGAGCTGCCGAAGCCGCTGAAGAATTACAATACTATGTATTGAACCAATCATTGGCTGATATGTCAAGAATGATTACAGAAAATCCTATTAGTTTTAATTACACTAGATTAAATGGTGAGTTTAAAATTATGGGTGATACACCTAAAGACGATGTAGTACTTCATGTATATGAAACTATATCCGATTGTGCACTTTATTCAGATGAAATATTTTTTAGATATTGTTCTGCTAGGATAAAACAATCTTTAGGTGCTAAGTTAGGTATTTTTAAATTCGCATTACCAGGTAATGTAGAATTTGATTATGATGCGATAAAAGACATGGGCGACACCGAATTAGAGTCGATTATCGAAGAAATTAAGGGCGACGAAGGCGTGGATTATATGTTCCACTCATAATTAAGCCGAATACATATATAAATGGATTTTTACATTAAATATATAGGTGACCCGAATTACAACGCGACACAACTACAAAACAACGGTGAGATTGAGCAATTAATTACTCAAATCGAAACTATTCTATTCACTAGAAAAACTGATGTTTTAGGTTCTGCTCAATTTGGTTGTAATTTAGAAGACTTGGTATACTCTTTGAATCAAAATGAGTATAATATCAAGCAAGAAATCAACAATCAGATTAACTCTTATTGTCCGCTTGCTACTAAATATCAAGTTGCCACCGATGTAAAATTCTTCAAAGGTGAAGTTAGAGATATTGCATATATTGATATTACCATTGATAGTAAGTATTTAGTACAAATAAACCTTAGATAAAAGAGATAAATAATACATGGCAGAGTTAAAATTTTTAGAGACGGTAAGAGTTAGTGCAGATCAAATCAAAGCTGACACGAGAACTTTTATTAGTAGAGTTTACAAAAGAGCTAACACTCTTTTTACTGAAGCAAGTCCTTTTGCTCAGATTATTTCTGTATTCTCAGAGCTGTATGAGCTCATTATGTTCTATATAGAGGATGCTGTAGTAGAACAAAACATTTACACTGCTCAACAAGCAGAGTCTATATATGGTATGTCAAGATTGACTGGCCATGATGCAACCAGAGGTTTTGCTGCAACAGGGGAGATAGAATTTAGATGGAAGCCAGGTGCAGACCTTAGTGTAATCGCTGGAACAGGATTAAATATAGATCCAAGAGCAGAGTTAGTATGTGAACTTAACAGTATGACATATACATTATTATCCTCTAAAGATAGATTTAGATTAGAGAAATCTAATATGACTAAAATAACTGCTGCTGTTATTCAAGGTAAATATGAAAGACAAACTTTAACAGGTACAGGAGAAAAGCTTCAGTCTTTTAATGTACAAACAAAGAAATTATCAGATCACTCTAAAGTTAGTGTTTCTGTAAATGGTGAAAAATGGACAAAACATAATTCACTTTATGATTTATTAAATAACGAGAAAGGTTATCTATGTAAAACTGGTATTTCCGGAGGAATTGATGTTTATTTCGGTAATGGTGCTTTCGGTGCTATTCCAGCTTTAGGTTCTACTATTGAAGTAGAATATGTAAACCATGATGGTTTTATGGGTAACATAGATGATGGTAGAGATATTACTTTTAAATGGCAAGCAGAAGGAACTGATTCCTTAGGAGGTGAACATGACTTAAATGAATTTTTAGATGTTACATGTACTTCATCTCCAAAAATGGGTGCTGATAGAGAGTCAACAGACTTTACAAAAATTATGACCCCTCTAGCTTCAAAATCTTTTGTTTTAGCAACTCCAGATAATTATGAGTATTTCCTATCTAGATATGGATTATTCTCGTATATAGATGCTTACAATACAACATCGGACGAGTATTTAGATGATGATAATGTTATCTATATTTTTGCAGTTCCAGATGTAAAAAAGAAATTAGCTTCAGGTCAAGATTACTTTTCAATTCCGGAGAATGAAATGTTCTTCGACCAGAATGAATATGATAAAATGTCACAAGTGATTCAAGATAGTGGCCAACAAATGGTTACAACTGAAGTTGTGTTTGTAAAACCACAAGTTAGAAAATACAGTATGGATATTAACATAAGGTATTTTGAAGGTTTTAGTAAAGAAGAGATTTTTAATGATGTCAGATCTGCAGTAAGTGATTACATGTTAAATGTAACAAGAAGAGACAAACTGCCTAAATCCGATATTGTCTATATTCTAGAAGAAATAGAAGGTATTGATGCTGTTAATGTCAGATTCATTTCAGAAACTGAAGAAACAGCTAGAAGACTTGGTTACTATGAGTCTGTTACAACAACAGTTCAACCACAGGAGCCAGTAGTCTTAGAAGATATAGGTAACGGTAAACAAAAATACATCTTTTTCAAAAAAGTAGAAGAAGTTAAAGTCGTTGACGTTGACGCTTCTACTGTGATACCGTACACCGTAGCTGGTTTAGACGAGTGGGGTGATATAATCATGGAAAAAGAAGAAGTTGCAGTCTTTAGGGGCGGATGGCAAGATCGTGATGGTGACGAGATTGTTGATAAAGCTCTAATTAATGCTGAAGCAGCATTATCTGTAAACTTTGACCCAACGCCGGTTACTAGGACTATTTATACTAGAGTACAGGCTGGAAATAGAAAAGCCTTAAAATAATGTCGTTGTATAAAGATTTATTAGCATATAAAAGACAGAGCCTTTACAAGGCTGCTAAAACTAGAAAAGACGCTAGGTTAAACGTTGGTGCAGACTATCAAGATATAGGATTGCTTCAAAGAATGTTATCAAGACATATTCAAAGAAATCAAACTCTTAGTGAGTTTATCAATTTTCTAAATGATTATCTTTTAAATATACTAAAGGGTAATAGATTTCTAAGAGGTTACAAGAATTATACTGTGAAAAAAGACGACAAGTACATTAGATAATTATGTGGAGTAATTTAAGATTTTTTAACGGGACTACAAGTGAAATACAATTAGAAGTAGTAGATGGTATCTGGCAAGGTTCTATCTATTTACCTGTTGTGTCTACTCAGTTGTACGAGACAGTTAATCTTTTTATTTTAGAAGAAGGCTTAGATGAGGATGGTAATTCTATTATCAATACCCCAGTTTCTCCTGATGGAACCATAACACAGTTTGATTTTAAATGGGAACCTACTAAGGTCGACCAATCTGAGGATATAATTATGTATGGCTACACTTTAAGTGGTGGCAAGCCTATTATTAAAGAATTAAAAACTCAAAGCAAAGATTTAGATCCTTTCTCAAATATAGTAAGTCAAGATTCAAATTGGCTTAAAACACTAAGCGTTAATAATAATGTTGCAATTCAAGTTAACATTGCACTTAACTCTACAAGAGAAGGTATACATAAAAGAGTTTTAGAAATTAAAGCGGGTACTAGTGTAATTGCTAGGATTCAAGTTTATGGTGAGGTAGAAGGTGAAGATGAAAGGCTAAAAGTTTTACTAGCTAATTTAGGTAATTCTCTACAGGATTCAGACTTTTTACTTTTCAAATCTCATGATATTTCTGAACAAGCTCCTAACCAAGTTTTAATGAATCAAAAGAGAAAAGAGCTCTTGTTAGAATTACATAACATTAAGCCTTTTGTTGGTACATATAAAGCTATCTTAAATGCGATAGATTACTTTGGGTATGATAAAATTACGTTAAAAGAATATTGGATAAACGTAGATAAATCAGAGAATAACTTTGGTAAACTACATGCTATTCCAGTTCCTAACTCATCCGTAAGAGGTGAGATGACTAGAAAGAGATTAAAGTTCAAAGTACCTTCTTCAACTATGAAGAAAACTAGTAGATTTTCTCTAGTCTATAGATTAAATGAAACTAACGGTACTTTTGACCAATGGGATATTCCAAACGTAGATGAAGTATTTGATTACACTCCTGATGAAGTTATTATCAAATTATATGGTTTAAAAAATAGACTACAAAAAGATTATCTACCACTTGAGGCTAAGATTATAGATATTACTGGAGAAGGTGATTACTTTACTCAAAGAAATTTAAACATTTGGAAAGTACAAAACCCAATCGGTTTCTTTACTGAAGGACATAAAATTAAATATGAGGTTTATCCAAATGACAGAGATCTTTTTATTGAAGATACTTCAAATGTTTTAAAAACTAATTTAGCACAAGATTTCTATCAAACTGCTGCTAACGAGCAGGCAATTGCTCCTACTAATAATTACGAAAACTTCTTAAACCTTAAACCAGGTGAAGAAGGTAATTTAACAGTAGCCCAAAGAACAGAAATGAAGAATATCTTTAGAAACTTCTATGCAACATACCATGATAGGAATTTACATTCATATAACGAAAATATTCCGATTGGATGTCCAGTTATTTTAGATGGTGTGCCTTCTTTTGATGATGTGTGGGATGAAGCTAATTTTGTTTGGGACGATGCTGTCGATGCAAATCAAAATCTAAAAGTAACTTGGGATAACTGGTGGAAGAAGTGGGTTTATGAGATTGAATGGCTTATTGACGGACCGAATGGTTTACACCAAGAATATAGAGGTGGTATTGATGACTATAAGCAATTAGCTCTTAATTTACCTTATATAGGTTCATATACAGTAGAGATGAGAACATACGACTTGTTTGGTCACATGTCTTTCTACAAAACAGAAGATTTATTTGAAGTTAAATTAAAAGACTTAGAACTCTATGGTATCTATAAATGGTTAGATACAGATCAAAATGGAGTTGGAGCCACTTGGGATTCTAAGAAAATAGAATGGAATAAGACTGGCGGCTACTGGAATTTTGCTCAAGATAATGAGACTAAAGTTGAAGATAATATTGCAACTTTATATTTAACTCTAGACAGAGCAAACTATACCCACATGGAAGATGACCAAGGTGTTAGATTCTCAACGGTTAGGAGATACCAAGATCCTTACTCAGATACTGGTTATTCTGAGACAACAGGACCTTACCAATGGGAAGAGTCTACGTTTAGATGGAAAGACACTGAACATTTATGGTGGGATTCAATGAGAGTTGGTCCGGATTTGGCAGCTTCTTTTAAAATCGACTGGATTGAATTTGGAGATACTTTAAGAATTGTACACACAGATCCATCAACAAACATAACTTCATTTGGTGAACACACAATTACTACACAAACACCTGTTAATGCTGGTGATTATGCTGGTTGGACTGCTGTAATAGCGGATCTTGAGACTAGTACAGATCCTATCATAAATAAATTTAATTTTAATGGTGTTTTTGAAGATGTAAATAACGATAATGATGTGATTGACCCAACAGATAAATTTTTACATATTTTATGTGTGGGACAAGAATATTCAAAAACTTATGACTTTGATTCGGTTGAGATAATTAAGGCTACAAACGCCTCTAATGCTCAAATAAGCGGTCAAGTTAACGTAAAACATTACAACCCAACGTGGGATGACACGAAGGTGTTTAAAAACCACGCTACAGTAGATAGATCTACTCACGTAACTATATCAACAGATATTTCTAAGTTTCCTGGTGCTAAAAATCCTAAATGGACAATAACCAATATAAGTAACCCAGAAATAACTGATATATACTATAATAATATGTGGCTGACGTACATTTTCAAGGAGCCTGGAGATTACTCTATTCAACTTGAAGCGGAAGATACATATAACAACAAAAACGTCATAAGACGTAACATGATAAAAGTAAAATAAACTAAAATGGCAAACATTACAGAAATTTTAGGTACCGACTCGGTATCGTCTTCAAGACCAACTATTAACAGTAACTTTGAGTTGTTAAACGACGAGTTAGCTTCTGTAATTGCTCTGTTAAACCCTACTACTTCGGTATTAAGTGGATTAACTAGTGCAACTACAAGTGCATTAACAGTTAATGATGGTACGAATCTTTTAGTTGCAAATTCATCAGGTTTAACAGTTAGCACCGCTTCTGCGTTTGCTGGTAACGTTGCATTTGGTGGAAGAATTGCTAAGTCCGGTGTTGTTGGAACTGCTTCAGCTCCTGCAGCTAACTTAGCTCCTTCTGAGATAACTAAAGGTTCTTACTTTATTAATGCTGCATTTACAATCCCAACTGCGGTTGATGGAACAGAGGTTACTTTGATTAATGTCGGAGGTGCTAGTTCAGCGGTTACTGCTGGAACAAGTGCTTCTCTAGGTGCTACTTCAATAGCATTAGATGGCACTAACTCAACTTTAACATTAAGATGTTTTGAAAACAAATGGTATATTATTAGCGCATACGCTTGTACTATATCGTAAATTAACGAATTAAACTGAAACCTAATAGATGGCAACTCCTTTAGTTAGAATACCACAGCCACAAGGTGGCACGATGTATGCTTTTGCATCTTCAGCAAGAGATATGACTAGGGCGTTTAACAGTTCTGATTTGAATTTCGAGTTTAGTAAATTCGCTTTACTAGACTTACCGGATTTCACAGATTCTGTAAACGGCTCTAATACTATTGACTTTGAGCTGAACTTAAAGCAAGCGTCGGGACAAGCTTATGTAGCTGGACAACCTAATGTAGATTGGGCACAAACATTCCAGAACTATGCTTTAAATATGGAAGAGATTCTACTTAAGGATGATGACTATGACCCAATTATTTTAGCGTCAGACGCTGAAAAGATTTTCTTTAAGTGGATGTCTGCTTTGGGCGCAATCGGCTTTAGACCTACAGATTCTAACGAATCTACTACAGGCGCTTATTCTGAGAATGACAACGCAAGTCTAGGAGGTTCGAACTACGATAAAGTAGTCAAGTATTTAGGTACTATTGATGCAGAGAATGATGTGGCTTACCAAGGTAACACATATCACGAAGTCTACATTAACGTACCAACGTCTGTTGGAAATACTCCGTTGGTTTTATTTAAGCCGACTGACTATAATACATCAGCTACTAAATTATTCCCAACAGACAGCGAAGCTGCTAACGTTGAGGGTAGAGAGGGTCAAACACACCCTGATCCAAATATCAATCTTTCTCCGGTTGTAGATAACTGGACGCAAAGCCAAGGAGCTTTCTATGATATTGCAACAAATGCTACAGATTCTGTAGGTATCGACTTTGATACAGCTTCTTATGCAGGAATTCAAAATAACCCCGATGTAAGATCTTTACTAGATTTTGCTAAGACTGGACAACAATTTAGATTTAATGCCGTTTTAGTTTACTATGATTTATATAGCCAGTCAGTTCCAGCAAACAGATCTACCAATCTATATGGTATCTTAATATTGGATGATATTCTAGATGCTTATGGGCCTGGTACAAAAATACATGAACAAATTAAATTTAAGCCTAATGAAGTTACTGGTCTAAATGGTAATGCTTATTCATTAAAGTTAAATCTTAAATTTAATTCATCTCTAGATAATGTAGGTGTTGAGACAAGTGTAAATGACTTTACTACTTTCTCGATGGACTTATTTATGGATACGACTACAGCTTTAGAAAATGCGACTGATTTATTATTACAAACTAATAACAGATATTCTAAAGTTACAGATAGATTAGATAGTCTAGAGAATATAATTCTAGGTACTGCTAAAGCTGCAGAACTAGAAGCTAGAATAAAAGAAGTTGAAGATGACTTTACAGCATCTTCTTTACAATTACAAGATTCTAATGCTTTATTAGACCTTGTAAATAATGCACATGCTAAAATCAACCAGTTGATTGATGGTACAATACCTGTTGAATTACAATATAACACTGATGTAATTTTTGCGGGTAAAGGAACAACAGTAGATAAATCAGTGGCTGGTAAAATTAAAGTGAATAACAGTGTTAATGGTTATATGGTTGCAGATGTATTTAGATGGGACATCGCTTCTAAGAGTGTGGTTAGTCAATTGACTACAAGTAACCTATTTGACCCAACCTCAGCTAATCAGTATGGTGTTTGGTCTAAGTTAGTTCCTTTCTCAAATAGATTAAGCTTAAAGAATATTACAAACTCTGGGTCATTCAATGGAGACTTAAATATATACATTGATGATTCTACTAATGGATGGTCCAACGGCCAGATATTCAGGGTTGCATTAGACAATATAGACATTAACGGAAATAATATAAAAATTTGGACGAGTACTTCTACAGGTTTCGATCAAGCAGTTGCCAGCATCGCTCCAGCGCAGTTGATTACGTCAACTCCATATATTGAAGTAGTATGTATGGACGCGTCCAATTACGTATTTGAAGCAGATATTTTAAGATAATATGAACACAAACAACTCTATTTCAAACTCACTAAAAAGGCTCTTAGAGCTTAATACTAACTCGTTAAAAACATTTGAGAGAATTAACGAGGCTATTACTACTGATCAGAAAAGTATTCCATTAGAAATACTTACTGACGAGGGTACCAAAATAGTATCTATACCTGGGTTTGGCTTCATGCAAAAAGAGTTACAAAGATTAGACACTAATCTAAAGGCTTTAACAGGTTTGGGTAAAGGTTCTACTAAGATTAAATTACCAGATGGAACTTTTCAAAACATTATTACATCTGCTCTTAAAAGTCCAGCTAACGACTTAACAGCAGTAGCAAGACCTATTAATTTTTCAACTGCTCCGAACTATTTTGCAGAGGATTTCTTAAATCCAATGCTTAAAACTTCTTTCGATGTAAGTGGTCAAATTCCAAATGACACTGAAAGAGTTTTAGTAAAAAGAATTATATTTGATTCTTCAAATCAAGCTTCTGTAGAATTCTTTAATGATAATTACAGAAACCAAGAGAATGTAGACTATTTAACTGCTATTAGAGATATAGTTAATAATAATATTGCGTATCTTCTAGATGAAGAATTAAGAGATATGCCATACAGAACAGGGCAATATACTGGAAAGTTTGATGTCCTATCAATCTCAAATTCACAAAGAGAAGTTTTAGTCGACGGGGTTACTACAAAACAGGCTATCAAGTTATACACTTTAGATAAATTAACTTACTCGGATAAAGATAAAGATTTAGATCAGACTGAATTATTACGAGTGGGTGATGAATTGATGGTCGCTGGTGGCGCTAAAAACACAAGGTATGTGATTGACAAACTTGACTCTTCGACTCGTCAGGTTGAGCTTAGACTAGTTGAGGGATATGAACCAATTAAGATTGGTGCTAATGTACTTGGTATCTATAAAACTGAAGATAATAATCTACAAGTTGAAATACCATGTGGGTTTAACGAGAGAGTTTTAATGTTTATGAAGCCTATTGATGCTGATTCTAAATTATTAGCAGAAAATTGGTCTCCAGGTGTTGGTTATTATACAAACGAATTAACTCTTACCCAAGAGGATGGTGTACAAATTACTCTAGCAGAATACTATAAAGATAATGTTGCTGATTTCAGTAGAATGATTGATGCTTTAAAGGTAGATCCAGTAGTTCCTGCTGCAGTCGGTGTAACTCCTGATGCTCCTGTTTTAGACGGTGAGAATTTTAAGGTAGTTCAAATTAACACACATTTATCTGCAAATGACGCTAGAGATAAAATTTCTAAATTATCTGCTGATAAAATTACAGTTGATGAGGCGGTTAAGAAATTAGATAGTACAATTGCTAAAAAGCGTGAAGAAATTGCTACAAAGAAATATGAGTCTGAAGTACAAAAAGATAAAGATAGATCAGAATTAAATTCGTTAATCGAAGAGAGAGCTTCAGAAGCTAAGTTATTTGATTCTATTGTAAATCAAGTTCAAAGTATTTCATCTGCATCTAATGTAAAGAATGTTTCACCTAAATATAGAATTAGAGGTTTCTGGGCTATACCTGCTGCTAAGAAAGTTGCAGACACTGCAGATCAAGAAGTAGTACAATTTATAGTTTCATATAGATACCTATCAACTTCCGGTAAATCTGGTGAAGCTGCTCAAATTCCATTTAAAGAAAATGGTAGAGAGAAAACAGCAGTATTCTCGAACTGGAATGAAAAGAAAACCGTAGTAAGACCTAGAGCAAAATCAATAGCTCCAGATGGTTCAGTTTCTACAAAGTTTTCATGGCAACCTTCTAAAATAGAAGACGGTCAAGAGATTAACTTTAACCAATTAGATATTCCTATTAATCAGGGTGAAACTGTAGAGATTAGAGTTAAATCTATATCTGAAGCAGGTTACCCACAGAATCCAATTATTTCTGATTGGTCAGAATCGATGACTGTAGCTTTCCCAGAAGCTGAGATCGATACAACTGATATTGCTGCTACAGTAGAACAAAATTTAGCTGAATTAGCTAGAGTAAGAATGAACGAAGAGCTAACTGCTCAAGGAGTTTATACTCACGTTGGAGATTCATTTACTGCTAATGAAAGTTATTATGCCCATATAGCAACAAACATTGCTTCTGGATTCCTATCCCCAGAGCAAAAACCAATTTCTGTATATGACAAGATAGCAGAACTAGAAGCTCAAATAGCTGCACTTAAAGGTTCAGTTGAAGCTGAGGTTGGTGAATTGGTTGTTAAGATTGTTTCTGAAGATGGTACTGTAACAAATGTTGCTAAAGACACTACAGTTCAGTTATTTGCTGGATATTATGTAGATGAGGTTGCAGACTTAACAGTTAGAAAAGGGCATATTGTAAATAAGACATTTAAACTACAATTAGAAAATAGTAAAGCCACCAAACTAGAATTAGTTTCAAGATTAGTTGGTGATAGAAATAAACCAGCGTATAGATCTTCTGCTGGAGCTTCAACCGAGAGTAGTAATGGATTCGGTCTAGCACTGAATGATAATAATGGTAATGCTGCTGATAAAAAAGTAGAAAATGATAGCTATTATTTAACGGAAGGTAAATACGATTTATCTCCTATTCAATACCAAAATGTAGATACAGGTAATTTTGATGAAACAGGAACTGCTCCATATCAATCTGCTCAAAGAAGAGGTCAGTTTGTATATAGTAGATTCATGGATATTGCAAACCAGAATGCGCACTACGTGGTTGAGCCTGTTGAGACTATTCCTGCAAACCCCGATATTACTGACTACGAACATGATTTAGATTACAATTCTGCGACTCCTCTGGCTACTTCGAGTGGAGCTAATGATTTTATCTGGGCAGGTTCATTTGGACAAGGTGATAGTTCATTAGGTGATGGAAACGGTTACTCTGGAGTTTTTGATAACTCTAAAGTTAATACTGCTGCAATAGGAAGTATTGGGCTTTACCAATATAACAGAGGTTTATATGTTCACAAGGACCATCCATTATTAGAAAATGTATGGGAAGATGCTGCTGCAGCAAACAACTTGGATATAGACGCTGTAAGAAAAAGCATGATTTTCTCTATGCCTAAAACAGCTACGTTCGCGACAGGTGCTACACTATATAGCTTCTTTGGTTACAACGCTAATTTAGATAGAGTTGCAAGTAAACAACAAACGGCATATCATAACGGTAGAGGCTTAAGTGCTGTAACTTCTGGTCAGGACTTAGGAAGATCTGTTAAAATGTCTTTTGAAGAAAATGACCAGTATTTGTTAGGTGGTAGATCTTGTGGTGCATTCTTATTTATGTCTCCAATCAACATTGAAACATTAAAAGTTGGTGGTGACACTAGAAGAAGTAAAAAAGAAATAAACCCTAAAAAAGATAATGAATCTAACGCTGTTTCTGTGGACATAGTATTCCAATATAGAATGACTGACTATTTTGGAAACAATGAATCTTTAGATAACGGTAGAATTGGAGGATTTGCTAGATTAGCTTACAACAACCTGACTTTTACTAAAAAGATTGGTTTAGATATTTTCGACAAATACGAAGAACAGTTCTCTTTCGATCTAGAGATATTCGCTAAATATAGTCCAAAAGGTAAAAACTTAAACTCTATTAAAGCGGCTAGATTAACGAGAGACGTGGATGCTAACCCAATACAACAGTGGTATTCTCCTGTTAATAGTAGAAACATCAGACAGTATTAATAATCTACAATTCCTAACAATTCAGTTAGATAATAATCTTGATATATAATAGAGACGAAATATCTCTAGAATAAAGATTTAACTGAATGGCAAATATAAGTTTTCAACTTAATACTACAACTGGATTTTCTGATGCTGCCAGCGCGATAGCAAACTGGGGCACGGGAAGTGTAGTTACCGCGTGGGTAATTGACTCAGGCAGCGGGCAGGTTAGTGCAAATGACATCGTTTATCAAAATAACGATGGCGTACCTAACCAAAACGACGGTACTCTATCTAATCCATTCCAAGGGGGACTATATTATTATGCGTTTGAACAACTAGATGGTAGTATTGCTGCAGCACAAATAGATAATACCGGTTCAATATCTTCCTCGGTAATCACGACTACAACTACAAGCTCTACAACCGCGCCGGCTACTCCAACTTATACAATTCTTGTAACAGACGCGGCTGGTAACACGCCTTCTAATAACGAATTTAACGAGGGTGCTGTTGTAAATGTTACGATTCAAAGTGGTGGAGTACTAGGTAATACACTTGACTACGCTGTAAGTGGCACTGCGACCGAGAATGATTTTACAGCAAACGGGTGGCCATTAGGAGTTGGCTTAACTCAGGGCACTCTTAATTTTGCGAATGCGGATACGGTACCTTTACAATTTACAATTTTAAATGATTTAAGTAGCTCTGAAGGCCCCGAGAATTTAATTATTACTTTAGATCCTCAAGATAATAACGGTAATAGTGCTGGACAAACAGTAACTATTAACATTCTAGATACAAGTGCAAACCAACCTCCAGCTTTAAGTGCAGTAACTGCCACAGTAACTCAAAATGGTACAGGAAATGATTTCGTAGATATTGATTTTTCTCAAGGTGCCGTTGACCCAGAGTCAGATCCTCTAACTTTTTATATTCAATCATTGCCATCTGGTGGTGGTACTCTTAGAGATCCACAGGCTCCAACTACAGATTTAACTACTAATGATTTACCATATCAAATTCAGAGTAGTGGATATGAAATAAGATATTACCCTGGTACAACTTTTGTTGGGGGTAATGCTGTTTTTAATTGGTATGCTGAAGATGGAATAAGTACTCAAAATGGAACCGCGTCAGCTACTGTAACTGTTAACGCTCCACAGAACCAAGCTCCGGTTGCTGCTAATGTCTCTCCAGCTGCTTTTCAAGCTGGAACTGTAGGCATACAAAAATTCTTTACCAGAAGCGCAACTGACGAAGATGTTTCTACATTAACTTTTAATTGGTCTGATGCTAATGGAACTACTCTATCTGGTGGATTAGCTGATATAAACCCTACTTTATTGTATGGTCAGTTAACTCAGGCTTCTGGAGAAACTTTTCTTTATACAACAAACACTACACTCGGACCAAACGATCCAAGTGCATCAGAGACTTTATTTTACTATACGGCTACTGATAGCCAAGGTGAAACATCAGCGGCTGCTCAAGTACAATTTCAATTATTGCCTCCTGGAAACGTGGCGCCATCTTTCGATGTAACTCCACCAAGCACGCCAATACAAATTACTAATGGGGTTGCTTATATCCAACAAGGCATTACAGCAACGGACCCAGAAGGAAATACAGTAACTATTTCTGTACAAAATGTTGGTGGTACTGATACTGGTGCTACAGCAACATTTAATGGTGGCAACTTAACCGTTACAGGTTCTAGCGCAGGTTCTGTTTCTGTAACTTTAAGGGCGACAGATCAATTTAGCGCTTTCGATGCTGCTAACGATATTACATACAACTTTACGACAGTGGCAGTTGCTTATAGAGGTGTTAGAAAATCTGCATTCTCAAACTCAGATACTGCTGCATGTTCTTTAGAAAGACCTGCTCAAGGATTTTACTATTATTCTACAGGTACTGGTGGAACTACATTCTTAAGTAATTTAGCCGCAGGTGCGTTCTTATACTCAGATACTGGTTTACAGAATAAAATTATCCCGAGTAGCGCTAGCTTCCCTTGGATTTCTGTAGAAGAGACAGTCGGTAATACTCCCACGGTTAAAGCATTAAAATTAAATGCTAGTGATGGAGCAATAGAGGAGGTTTTAAACTGTACAGTTACTGGAGGTAATGCATGGCCTATCTTAGTTAGATATAGTCAAAATGCCACCGTATTCTGTGATGGTGTTTATGAAGAGACAGAAGCTTGGCAAAATATTGGTGAGACTGCAACTATAGTAGATGTTGTATCTGCAGGTGGTCAATTATTCTCATCAGAGTATTATGCGAATCAATACTTAAACAATAATGGCATTTATGCACCATCGTCTTTAATTTTATTAAATGGTGTTTATACACAAGATGGTGTTACAGATGTAGATGTAGAGAGAAATTATTTTAACTATTCAGGTGGTTGGACTGCGAACCCTGCACCATTACTTAACGATCCAACCAACGATCCAAACGTGCTCGCGCAAGTAAATGGAATGTATGAATGTGCTCCTGATATTGTATACTCTACAAAATCTATTGATGTCTTCTGGAACAGCTCGGAGCCAACTAATGTTAGCGCATTCTGTGCTCCTCAAAATGCTGTAGGCTGGAACACAAACAATCTAGGTAGTACTTATGATACTATTACTTTATATTACAGACAGGATGTAAATGATAGCACTAACTGGAATCTTTTAGATCTTGCAAAAAACCAAATATTGGTTTATATTTCTCAAACAGCGGCTGAAAACCAAGACTACAATTTAGTACAACCTAGTTCAGTTTTGTTATCTAACAACGGGGAAGGTTTCGTATTATTTGATAAAGATGATGATACAGGGTATTCAGGTTCATATAGGTGGTACGCTTTCAGCCCAGATGATAATAACAATGCAACATTAGATAATTTATTAGAGGTTGCAGACAGTGGATCTGTTTACGGACAATGTGAAGATCAGATAACTGGTCCTCTAGCAGATTATATTAGGCCTGAGGTTTGGAATATAAACACTAATAACCTTAATATAGTAATTGGAAACGAAGCAGGCTCAGTTTACTTTGCATTCTATGGATGTGACGTTAAATTAGATCCTGGAATTCCTGGAGGTGAGCCTTACTACCCAATGTATATTGTGGATGGTATGATAGAGAGAATACAGCTTCTAGATGCTGGTACTTCATATATTAATACTTTTGTCCAAGCGATTACAAATAACACGTTAAACACAAGGGCTCAAGTTAAAGTAGGTGGAGAATGTTTAACTTACACAAATGCTATTGTAGCAACTAACATCGAAGATGCTGTCAACATCATGCAATCTGAGTTAGATTTAGTTGGTGGCGGGGATGTTGTAAGGGCTGTTTCTATTAATGCGGTAGACTTAGGTCTTGGAAGTGAAGCTGTAGTATCTTACAATCCTCACCCTATGTCGTTGAGCGGTCAACAAGATTTAATATGCTACAATTGTAAAGCTAATTCTAATAATTGGGCTACTTATGAGTTTCCAATTATGGACGATGCTCAGATTTTAAATAGAACTTTACCTAATTTTAATTTAGAAGAAAATTATATATTAGATAACGTATCTAAGCCTTTATTAAGAACAAACCCAAAATTATCAACAAATGCTAAAATTGTAGCTAATAGTACTGATAAAATTTTCATAGAGTCTATTGATGCAACTAAAGAGTTGGCTTCTGTTGAGTATAAGAAGTGGGAGCTTAATCCAAATGGACAATACTCACAAGACTTATATAAGTTTTACAAAAGTAGTTCCACTCCGGCGAGTATAATGTATGCTACAAGAGTTGATTCTTCAGATTTTGCTGTTCAAGAATCCTATGATAAACAAATTGAAGAAGTTTATCATTATGGAACAACTTACAATTATTCCAAGCTACATAGTGAAGACCTTAGAATTTTAGCTCCTATTTGGTTAGATAAAGATATTCCTAAGAGATTTGTTGTATTTAGAGTAAACGACCCTGTAGGTGAAGCTGATTTTGATACAAGAGGTAGTTTTGATAACTTACAAGAGTTTTTAAAGAATTCTGAAATTGTTAAGACTTTTGATTTAACCACTAACTCTTCATTAGGTAAATATATTAGAAACCATGTAAACTCTGAGTCTTTCCCAAGAGGTCCAATACAGTTTAACTTTGAAAAGAGAGAAAAGAGTAATTTTAAAGGTATTGATTTAGAGAAGGGTGGATTTACGGCTAAGGGTGAATATTTACACAAAGATTTCGTTTATACAGATGGTCCTTTAATTTCTGCTAATGCTACTATTACAGATGGCTTTGAAAGAAATAAATTAGCATGTGCAAACCTACTTAATTTAGAATTCTTGTTTGACGATAACAACGCTTCTGATTATTCTATTAATAGATATTTTGGTCTTTATGTAAACGATATTGACTCTGGCTATGGTAATCTTAGATCTGCAGAAAATGGTAATTTAATTTTTGAGTCATTAAACTCATATATTAATGAAGACCCAAAGTCTGCAATTCCTGCATTTAAACAAATATCTGATACTCCAACTTTGGGTTACTTGTCAATTAGTGATGAGTTTTACAAAATATCCTCAAAGGCAAAATATGATGTAGATAAACTTAATTTAATCGTAGAAGATGGTGCTAATGCAATTCCAGCAGAAATTAAGACAGCTCCAAATGGAAAATCTATTGATATTGTCAAGAGAGATGATGCTGGTTTTGATTTTGTTAAAAGTACAATTACTAGAGCGCCCCAGGTAAATGATAGGTTTATCGTATTTGAGTCTAGAGAGTCTTCATACTCTATTAAATTCTTAAGGTTAATTCCTAATGAGACGTGGCAGCTCAAGCTGGTGATAGCTGGTAATGTAACAAACATAAATATAGCTACACAGGGAAGTATAGAAGCTACAGGTCTTGTGTTAAATGCCGCATTAGTTCAATATCCTAATATAAGCGCTTCTTGGGATGCTAATGCTAAAAAGATTTACATTACAGAGGTTAATGCTACTTTAGATGATTTACAGGTTGAATTTACTCCCGTAATACCACAGTCTTCAAGTACTGTTACTAAAGTTGAGCAGATTCAAACTTCTGTTAATCTAGATAATTCTACATTCTTTGCTACGTTTAGTTTACCTGCTGGAACTTTCAGCGGTCAACTATTCTCAGCACAAGGTACAAACTCTGAGATTGCAAAAGCAATAGCAGGTTGTATCAATAATAGTTCAATTAACTTTGATGTTGTAATAGCAGACGGTGCTTCAGAATTCTATATAAAATCTAAAATTGCAGGTTACAAGCTTCTACAATCCGGCGTTTTAGTCCCTAACGCTAACGCTGAAGATTTTATATCCTTTGAAAACTTAGACGAGAGAACAACTCTAAACCCAAAGGGATTACTAGGGTTAGACAACAGTATAAGAACATTAAATTCCGTCCACTTTATGAGCGGCGGTAATTCTGGTGGTAAGTCTGTATTAGTGTCACAAGATTCAGTAGCTGATGTTGTGGTGGGAGATATGTTAGCAACCGGATCTGCCGGAACTTTCAATATGGTAATTGATATTGTTGATGATATTGCAACACCAAACACTATATACAAGAAATTAGTTTTAGATAAAGTAAATGTATTAGAAAGTGGAGAACAAAAAATATATGCGGAGAACATTGCTAAATTAGGTTTATTCTCAGCTTATGATATTCATGATATGAACTTCGATTTCTATGATATATCAAACTCTGAGCTTAAAGAATTAGAATATGAAACTTCTGCAAATATTAACTATGAGCCGGAAAGAAGTTCTACAAATACATTAGAGGTTTTCGGAACAGATTATGATATTCAAGATGTTTACAGCTACTTTACAGGTATTAGTGATACTCTACCCGAAGAAACATTAGATGCATACAACGAGGTTAAATTATTCAGCGAGTATGATAGGCTACAAGAAAATAATATCAAAGAATTTGCTGTAAGATCTAGAACAGTTCCTAACATTAATAAATGGGTATTAAAAGATACTTTAACTGTAAGAGAACAACCATATTATTTAAACGCCAATGAAGCTTTTGGTAGAACTAATTTTTCACCAGACTTTAACGCGGTTGGTAGAGATAGGTTGGGCATGACGCATGAGTGGTTCTATATGGACAACGTGCCTAAATATCTAAACTATAATCAGTTCAACAACACGTTTAGCTACGTTAATTTCTTAAATGATTTTAAATTAACACCTGAACATTTTAAAAGTACTTCTTACAATTATTTTGATAGATTCATGATAACTGAAGGGTTTGAAACCAAAAACAATAACGGTTACTCTTCTTTTATTAAAACTAATCTTGAGAAAAAATATACATTAGTTAATGGTGGTAATGATATTGCTTTTGCAAATACTGTTTTCAAAGGTATTAAAGTAGACTTTAAGAATAGAAAAGAGTTTTTAAATAATAAAGCGACTGAATTTGTTAAATCATCTGAATTCAACGGCTATAAGTTTAGTACACTTGTGTTGGTAAGGAGTGGTAGTGAAACTAATTCGGTTGACTATGAGGTGATTCAAAATAAGAAGTTCAAATTTGTTGTATTTTTAATTACATTATCTATGGATGACTTATGGATTGATGGTGCTTTAAACAGAAAACTGTTGTATGAGATGAATCATAGTTTCGTGTGGAATCATGAGACTCAAAATTTCTCATATTCAGATGTTAACCTAACAGGAGCATTAAATTTAAACGATATTAATTTTACAGATCCATCTTCTAATGATTACAGGGTTGCAAAAGGAATTATACATAGTAACGGTGGAGAACCTCAATTCTTAGATCAGATTAATTCAGATGAAGATGATAACTTTGGGTTCTTACAAATTAAAGTTTCTACTTCTAGTGGAGATGTTGTATTCAACTTAGAGATTGAATCTGTAGATGACCAGGACCAAATAACATTAGCTAGCGATCCTCAAGATATAAATGGCAATCCGGTTAATGTTTCTAACATAGCTGGTTACATTCAAAACAGCGCAGAGTATACTTACAAGGGTGGTGGAAAGAACGCATTTACGGCTATCTTAGACCAACTAGCTGTAGGTTCTGTTTCTAACTTGTTAAAGTTAAATGACGGAGAGATTACATATACTACCATTGAGGAAGATGGTCAAGCTGTAAACAACAGGTTCGAGATTGAATTTGAGAATGGAGTGGAGATAATTAAACAGTCTAGTTTATTGACTGTTGCGGATGAGGATAAACCTAAGACTTTTAAATTAAAGCAAGGTGATATTGGCTACAATATAGTGTCCGGTGGAGCTTACTATCCATTCTTAATTAGACATAATGGGTATTACACAGTAGATACAATGCCTGTTGTAACCTTTACTGATACTTACTCACATTTTAAGACTAATACTCTTCAAACAACTTTAAACACTCAAGAGTTATCATTTGAAGAGCCTATGTATAAACACTCTTTAACTAGTGCAGAAGAAATTAAATTAGCTAGAGACTACTATAAGAGATATAACAGGTGTAAGACTGCATTTAATTTAGGCTTCATCCAAGATTATGGAGCACATGATGCTGCATGGGGTCTAATTAAAAATCACTTCTATAGAAAGGTAAATGAGTCTAATCCATCTGGTGTGACAAAATTATCTACTTCTACTGATAAACTACCTCTTTACCCATTAATCGGTGAGGTTGCGATAGATAAAAAAGATGTAAATGTATTTAAGTCCTCTTGGGATAAAAACTACTATACTAGGTCTTTATCTGGTGGATTAACAGAAGCAGTTCCAGGTACTTTTGAAACTAAAGAGGAAAGATCTTACTTAGGTTCAACTATTATGAAAGTAAAGGATAGCTATAGTATGATTAACTTTACTACTCAGACTGTAAAAACACAAGAGGAACAAGATTTAATTCTAGCTAACAATAATAATACAACAGACGTTGTGGTATTTGAAGATGACAATAATGTATACATTGATTTTTACATTACTACAACTGTTAAAAAACTATTAAGCGATGATGGTGTTCTAAACTCTATTAATGCGTTTGTATCTGCTGCAGATTCTGCTGGAGATAAAACAACAATAAAGGATGACGCTCTACTTTATGTGGAAAACAACCTACTCAACACGTTTAATTTAGACATGATAAAAATTTACACTAGCAGAGTGAAGGGTATTTCTTCAGAAATTCTATCTTCTGCTAACATTAACAATTTAGATGACGGTGGTTATATGAATGACACAAACTTTACGTTTAAGTCACATGAACAAAAGCCCCTTAATTTTAGAATGATATATAATAAAAGATTAGGTTATTCTTATAGAATTAGACCTATGATAAAAATAAAGTCATAAGAAATGGCAATTAACATTCAAGAAATACTACATCCTAGTGACTCCGATAGTATCAAGTTTGAGAAGATTAACTATAACTTCGACCAGATACTAGCAAACGGCGGTGGACCTGTTGGACCAAAGGGTCAAAAGGGAATCCAGGGAGTCGTTGGTCTAACCGGCCAAAAGGGCGAACTCGGTGAAAAAGGTATCAAGGGTGACTCTGGTGAAACTACTAGCCCATGGAAATCTATTGCTATAGATTTAGATGCGTTAGACGGAGTTAACGACGTTACGTTTTTAAAACCAAAACCAGGAACTGATAAAGAGACTCCAGTCATTTGGCTTGGGGACTCCTCTTTTATTAACGATGGTAATACTGCTGGAGATGGTGATGTTACTTTAAGGTCTACTTTGAATGTTGGTAGACACTACAACATCACTGGTTCTGCAATTGAAGCCGAGTATATGACTTTTTGGCATAATGCCGATAATAAAATAGTAATTGACTCTGAAGATCAAACAGGTTATGTGAGATATAATTTATCTCCTGTTAACCCGTTAGTTGGTAATGCACCAGATATTAGATTTCAGATCAATTTACCTACTGTTCATACAGAGACATTTTTACTAAATAATATGGGAGCTTCTGGAACTTTATCTGATGGTATGATTAGATATAACTCCGGAGGTAGTAAATTTGAAGGATATATTGGAGGTTCATGGAAGGAATTCTGTATGGACCCATGTGGAAGTGGTGTTGCAGCTACAATTTCAATCTCAGGAGGAGACTTAAACTTAAATTCTGATGGTACTCTATCCAGTGATAGTATTTCTATCTCAGGGGGAGACTTAAACTTAAATGCTGATGGTACAACTAATAGTGGGACTACTAGTTCTACAACATCATCTACGACTTCTTCGACGACAGCAGCTCCACAACCTGAGAACTATACAATTAATTTTGTTGAGGGCAACTCCGATTCTAACTTTAACATTACTGGCGTTACTCTAAATAATGGTGGTTCTTCCTATGTATATAGTGCAGGTTCAGCGACTTTCCAAGCTTTACCAGGAGCTACAGTAACATTCACTTTAACTGCGGATGTGTCTCAAGGTAGAACTTTCAATAATGACCCTATATCTATTGGTGGAACTACAACAGTAAGTGAGTCTAATACAAATACTCAGGCAATACATCAGTTCTCTGAAGTGCTTGGTTCTAGTGGAGCTACAACTACACTAACAGTAGAAGCAGCTACATCTGCAACAACTACGGCACCTCCTGCCCCAGACTTTGATTTTACTTCAGGCCAAATGACTAATCCATCCTCAGTCCCTGTAACCTTTAGTGGTAGTAATGATACTATTGATGTAATTCAAGGCGGTGGATCCATATCGATTAGTTTTGATTCAAGTACTAGTGTATCTCAGGGTGATTTCAGTATTCCAACTTCATTTGTTAGTTGGGGGTCTAGCCCGTTATTGTACGACAGTGTAGATAATCAAGGTACTTTGAATTTAACGGTTAGTCCAAATACTGGAGCTAATGCTAATCCTAGAAATGGTAATGTAACTTACAACGGGACAGTGCCAGTGGGTAATGTGAGTCAAGTAACAATACAACAAGATGGTACGGCAATATCTGGTTCTCAAGGAAATCAAGCTTAATATGAAATAATATGAAAGATAAAATAAAAAACATACTCTCGAATAAGACTCTAGTAACATTTATTGCTGGAGCTCTTTTCGTTATGCTTTTTCTTAGACAGTGTAATCAGATTTCAAATCTTAAACAGGATGTGAAATTTGCACAAGAGGATGCTGATAGAAACTTAAATAACTTTAAGGCTTCTCAAGACTCAGTTACAGTACTAAGAAATAATAACGGAGATCAGCTAGCGGAGATTAGATCTTTTGAGTTTGATTTATCAAAAATTCAAGAGAGTCAGAAGGATTTAACTAGGAGGTATCAAAAAGCTCTTGCGTTAAACAAAGACTTAGAACAGGTTAACTCTTTAATTTCTGCAGAATTAGAGATTAAAGATAGCTTAGACGTAACTACGAATACTGCATCAATAGATTCTGTTACAACTAAAATAAATTTCAATTCAGAGAAAGATTTTGGTAGCGGTAACTCAAGAATTTTAACAGGGTTCTCTACTGTAAAGTGGGATTTTGGGCAGTTCAGAGTTCTAAACACAAAATTTGAATTAAAACAAACACTAAGCCTGATGGCAGCAATTGAAGAGGGTGAGGATGGAGCAGATAGATTAAAATTATCTACAAGCTATCCCGGTTTAGTGATTAAAGATATTGAGAATATCAACCTAGTAAATACTAGATTAAACAGAAAGGCTGAGAAGAAGGCTGGATGGGGAATTGGTATTGGTTTAGGTTATGGTATTAATTTAAACAACAACCAGGTGATTAGCACTGGCCCAAGTATTGGGGTAGGTATTTATTGGTCACCTAAATTTTTAAGATTTTAAATGGCGCAATCAAGTAGATATTTTAGAATAGACGAAGACATTCTGTTAGAGTTTATTTACCACGATCAGGGTGATGTAGAAAAATATAAGATCGAGGTAGATGATAATGGTAGCGAGGTAATGTTCTTAGACACAGTAGATGGGAATCCATCTCAAACCAGACATTTAATTAATGAGCTAGGATCTGCTGTAGTAAACTTTGATGTTACTGTTATGAGTGGTTATCTTGCTGTAGAAAATTTTGCAGCCAGAACTCTATTATTACAAAATGGTAAGACATATAAATTCGATTTAAGTGCTTTAGCTAATCCAGCTGATTTTGCAATCTCTGGCAGTTTAGGTATTTACACTTATTCTCCAGTTACTAACATTGGGCAGTTTACTCCAAACGTAAATGGTAAAATTAGTTATAGTTACCCTGGTTTAAAGGGTGGTAAAATTATTGTTGACACCAGAGCTAATCCTCTATTTTCATCACCAGATGAAGCAACTGGGAACGATATTAACCAAACAATAGGAAGATACCATGCAATTAAAACCCCAGGCAATGATACTACTAAATATGCTTTATTAGGTTATGATTCTACTGGTGATTATGATATGCATAACTATATCAATAATAGCCCAGATTGGCAAGGTGGTAATGAGGCAGATCTTCTAAATTATCAGACAGAAGCAACTCAAAATATAAATTACATTTTATATGATAGTATTAGACTTCATTTAAAATCGGGTTTTAGTTTTTCTGCAAGAGGATATGAGGGGTTCCTGTTCGAGGTAACTGCAAAAAGAACAACCGGTGTAGAAAACTTTTTAACTCAATTAGTTTATCTAAATCAAAGTAACTATGAGTTCTCTAATCCTAAGCCTTTTATCTTAGGTGAAACTCTTTGGTCAAAATATATTAATTTAAAGATTCCAACTCTTGTAAATCAAAATGCAGAGTTTAATGACAGATTCTATGGTAACGGGACTGCTAATTCAAGCGACTTAGATCTAACTGCAAACTATGGTATTAAATTTACACTTCTAGACCAATTAAGAACTATTGAAGGTTTTGATTATGTTTATACTGGGGAAGAGAATAAATTCACAGTATCAAGAGAAGATGAATATGCTGATTTCACAGTTGTGGTTGAAGATGCTACTGATGGAGATTACTTTAATATCTATGGAGAAAAAGATAATTCAATCAATAATTTTGAGGGACATATATTAAATAGGATTCAAACTTCTTCAGATGATATTGTTGTAATTTATGATGTTGATGTTTTTGAACAGATAGGAACTGCTCAAGTAAAATCTTATACAACAACATTTACACAGTATGAAGATTTCAATACTCCGCTTAAATTTAGACCTGTAATTAATCAAGCTAACATCGCGGTTAACTTTTCAATTGAGGTTACGATGAGAATCTATAATCAAACGGATAATACACAGATTGTAAAGAGAGCTAGTTTGACTGTAGACCAAGCTGCTAAATACGGTAAGAAACTAAGCGTATTGAAGATTGATAATCCAAACATATTAACTGAGGTTTACAACATATTACCTAGCCTAGCTGCTAATAAAGTTATCTCAGGTTTTATTACTGATAATCTACCAAGATCAGTTAAGACGGTACCGGCATTTGTTGAAAGACATAATGTGATTGCTAGTTCTGCGAAAGTAAACTTAGTAGGTACTGGAGATAATCCAATTACAAAAGAGGTTGAAGAATTTGATACAACTGATTTTGTAAATGAAGGTGATTTATCTATTAGTATTCCTCCTTTTGCTTCTTACTATAAATTTGCTATTGCTAAGAAAAGAGGAGACGATTTCGAAATGATTTCGTTCGAGAATGCAGAGAGAGTTATACTTACATTTAACGATGGAGCTACTAAGCTAAAGTTTAACCACGTCTATAATAAAGATATTGACATGGGTAAGGGTGAAGTTCTATTTACTGTTAACGAGGCTAATGCTTCTAGTATCAGAGGTATGAAGACTGACGCTTTCTACATTAGCATCGATAACGGAACAGAAGAAACTATGATTACTAAAGGTAAATTTACTATTGGATAATGATTTTAAATAGCAGAAATAACGCATACGATTTTAGATTTCCTAGGAAGTTTATTCCAGATGAAGTTGCTAACAAATATAAGAAGTATTTGAATAGAGTTCCTGGTGGACTTTTAGCGGAACCAATTGATTTTGTCAATTATTCTATACAAGGTCTTAATATTCCCGGTGTAACTTTCGATCCAATTACTCAACAAGATAATGATGGTACAATAAGAAGCCATAGAGGTGCCGTACCAATTCAAAATACAATTACTAGAGAATTTACAGTAACATTCCAGCTATTAGATGGTTTTATTAACTACTGGCTTATGATGGACACTTTGCTTTTCTATTATGCTAGAAGTACTAAACAGGCTTATATTGAGCCAATGACTCTAAGAATTTTAGACGCGGAAGGTGCTTCAGTAGCCTATATGGAATTCAATGGTATAATTATGAACTCAATTAACGAGTTAAATCTAAACATGGCAGAAAATGTTTCTGATTTCAGTACGTTTGAATGTACTTTTGTCTATAATAAACTAGACCTGAGATTAGAAATAGAATAAAAGATATATAAACTATGAGAGATACTAAAACATTTAACGAATACTTAGTTGAGCAAAAGTTGACAGAAAACGATATGCAGCTTTTAAAAGAGTCTTTACAAGAAGAGTGGACTCCAGAATTAGAAGCTAAAGTAGACCATGCTCTAGAGCAATTCGTACAGCAATTTCAAAATGAAGACGGATCTTTTGATTTGGATAGATTAGAAGAAGGTATTGTCAATGAAGGACTTTTAGGTTCTATTATCGGTGGTTTAACTGGTTTCGCGCTAGGAAAATCTGTTGGTAAAATGATTGCTAAAGTTTTAGGTATTCAAAAAGGTATATTCTACGATTTATTAACCTCCCGTTTAGTTGGTGCTGCTCTAGGTGCTGCAATGGGTAAAAGATTCTAATTTGAATTTAGTAACAGTCGACTTCTCTCTTAATTCCCCTGGTATTTGTATTTGGACTTCCAACACAAATGAATATCACTTTGTCTCATATCTTAAAGCTGGTACAGGTACAAAAGCAGAACAAAAACGTCAAGAAGAAATTTCAACATTCTCAGACGTAACTTTATTCCATCAACCAGATTGGAAAACAAAATTTGGTGATTACTCCAAGAACGAATTTGCAAAAATTAAGAGATATAGAGAGATGGCTTCAGATCTCATATCTGAAATAGTTAATATAGTAGGTACAACAAAAGATTATTATATTGCTTTCGAAGGTTCGTCTTACGGATCTAAGATGGGAACAAACAACATTATTGATATGGCAGCAGGAGCTGCAATCTTAAAAAATCAAATGATGGAATTGCTTTGCGTCGAAGAAATTCTAACGGTCGCTCCAACTACAATTAAGAAACATGCAGGAAAAGGGAATATGAATAAAGCCGCTCTTTGGACTGCCTTCTTAAACAATGTTTGTGAATCTCCTTTGTTAGCTAACAGTCCTCTATATAAGTATTGTGTTTCTGAAATTGGTGAGGTGAAAAAAGTTCCGAAACCTTTCGATGACCTAGTTGATGCATGGTTTCTTAATCATTACCTCTACACTCAACTCGAGGGAAATTTGCCAGACTGACCAAATCTCTGCTTTCAAGCCTCTTCTGGCTAGTCTCTGCTTCCGGAACTACTCTTCCCCTGAGGTTAAATACATAACTTATATGCTAGTTCCCAGAAAAGGTTTCAAAAAACTTCAGTAAATCTCAAATTTAACTCTGATGAGCTAACATTAGGCTAATCCTAGTAGGGATAACGACCTTAGCATTACAGCTATCACAGCACTTTCCTTTGTTGACAACAGGAGCAGGATTATTGCCGTACTGACCCTTGATTAATTTGCCACAAATAACACACTTAAAATCTTTCATATTAGCAGTATGAGTTAATTTTGTCCATTTCTTCTTTCCAATGTTTTGCAACATTTTTAGAAAATTGCTCTTCAGGGTGATTAAATGCATACCAAAGGTCTTGGATGTTAATTGGACCGGCTCCACCGATCTCGTTATCAATCCACTCACAGAACGTGTAGAGCGAGTCTGACTCATTAATGTATAAACTTTCATAGATATAGTCAAAACCATCTAGAAAGCTTCCAGTGGTCTTAGCCCCCATTAAAAGGAGGTCTTTATTTTTTTCTGATAAATTTAACTTTGTATTCATAATTTCCATTTGTTTTTAATTACAGTACTAATATACGAAAAATATCTGACATAAAAAAATCTAGAGGCAACTATTTTGCAAAAAATGGCAACTTTTTACAAAAAAGATATTAACATATTATGCAGAAACAAATTAAAAAAGAGATATATAATATGTATAATAAACAAAAAGTACAGTGATATGTTGATAACAGCGGATTACTTTCGTCTCAGCGAAATCCTAAATAAAATGGTGGCAGCGAACCAGATCACGACTATAGAGCGTGAGGAGTTACTCCACAAATCAGGGCTGATTAAGCTAGAGGACGGCAGATGGAAGGAAACACCCACAGACCCAAGGTCTGGGATCTCTCCAGCTATTTTGACATTAGACTGAAACTATTGATTATTGTACAACTATAAGGTAACGAAAGGACATTAAAGTAATTTCAAGTATTAAACAATTAAACAATTTTAAAAGTTATGAGTGATTCATTTGACATTTTTAATTTAGGCGTGGAAGATGTGGAGACACACCAGCCTGAAAGAACTTCAACAAACGAAGTTTACAAACCAACTGCCGATGACGGCAAAGACGGAACGTACAAAGCATTAATTAGATTTGTACCTAACCCTGAGAATCCGAGAAAATCTCTGATTCAAAAATACGTACACTGGTTAACTAATTCCAGTGGTGACGGAAAACTAGTTGATTCCCCTCAAACTATTGGAGAACACTGCCCTATTGCAGATGTATTCTGGAAGTTGAGAAAATCAGACTCTGCTGTAGACAGAAAGGCTTCTGAAAAGCTAAAAAGACGTCAACAGTATTATTCTCTAATTAAGATCGTTAAAGATCCGCAAAATCCAGAAATGGAAGGAACTTACAAAGTATTCAAATTTGGATATAAGATTAAAGAGAAAATTGACTCTGAATTAAAGCCAGACTTTGGTGAACCAACACAAGTATTCGACCTTTTCGAAGGCAAGAACTTCGAGCTTGTAATTACAAGACAAGGAGAATATAACAACTACGACAAATCTAAATTCTCTTCTAATAAATCTGCTATAATGATGGGCGATGCTCCAGCAGAAAGAACGAAAGAGACTATGGGTCTAATCAAGGAAGAACTTGAGAACTCACCATCTCTAGCACAATATGATTACAAGCAATGGGACGAAGATACCAGAGCTTTCGTAAACAATGTATTGAGAATGTACCTTAATCCAGGTGATGACATTGCAGCAGTAACTTCTGCTCCAAAAGCAGCACCAGCTCCAGTAGCAAAGAAGGAAACTTCTACTGCAACTGCTACAGCTCCGGCGGCAGCAGCTACAACTGAGAGTAAGGTAACTACAGATGATGATTTAGATTCCTTCTTAGATGACCTCAACATCTAAAAGTATACAACTAACTGAAGAGCTTAAGAGTAGAATAAAAGTTGCACTAAAACAAGTTTGTGTAGAACATCATACTACTCCTAACAAGCAATTGCTTAAAGACATGCCAGGGCGAATAACCCTGGCGTGTCCTTATTGCGGTGACTCACATACAGATGACACAAAGAAACGTGGCAATCTATATTGGGACACTCTTCAGTATCATTGTTACAATTGTTCTCACCACACTAATCTTCATACGTTCTTAAAAGACCATGAAGTTAGAATGCCTAATTCAGGCGACTCATTTACGATTATTGACTATATTAAAGAGAACAAACAAAGTGTTAGTCAAGAACAAGTATTACAGAATGCAAGTCTTAAAAGCGTCCAAGACTTAGCTTTGACAGTAGATGAATTTAAAACTATATTTGGCGCACAAGAAATTACACCAGGCGACTGGATTTGGTTTCAACTTAAAGATAGGTTGTTACATAAAAAAGTAGATGACTTTCTTTTCTCCCCTAAAGGCAATAGGCTTTGGATTTTAAACAAGGGAATGGAAGGTAAAATTATCGGCGCACAATCCAGACGAATGAAAGGCTATGGGTCTAGGTATCTCACCTATGACTTGCCTAAATTATATGAAGAATGGAAGAAGCCATTAGAGTTAGCACCAGAAGAAATGACAAAACTGGCAAAGGCTTCTACTCTATTCGGTATCATGCAAGTAAACTTTCAACAACCAGTAACTATGTTCGAAGGTCCAATTGATGCCAAGTTTATGCATAACTCTATTGCCCTAGCAACTGCAGGTAGATCGACAGAAGAATTTGACGAAATGGCGACGGTCAGATATATGTTCGATAATGATGCAACAGGTAAAAAGAAAATGATTGAGAAGCTTAAGAAGGGCAGGCCAGTATTTATGTGGTCTAAATTTCTAGATGATTTTAAGCTAGATACATATAATATCAAAGATCTAAACGATTTGATGAAAGTATGTTACAAGCAGAAATCTGATGCTTGGAAACAAATAGAAAATTATTTCACATCAAGCGATTTAGACTTATGGTACGTATAGAAGAAATGGAAGATACATTAGAGGATTTTTTTAAGGACAGCGACCGCTTCAAGAAGATGCGTATGTTAATTGATTTTGAGATGCCAGAATTTAAGACTGATAATCCCGATATGAAATTTAGCAAACCTAAACTTAAGAAGGGCCAGAAAGCTGCAAAGTTTATCAAGCCAGACAGGAACAAAAAGTCGCTATTTTAATATAAAGATAAATGAGTAACGAAAAGATATTATCACTAGATCAAAAATTAAGTGCACAGAGAAACGAATGGTCAGCAACTATTAGAAGTCTAGCACAAAGTCTGCGTAATCTAAATACAATGGAGGTTACTATTGCAGATGTGTTATCTTCTAGGCAAACACTCGTAGACCAAATGGCATACATAAATGTCAAAATTAAACAGCAAAAGAAAACTATTGCTGCTAGATATAGAGAAGCATATATTAGGTACTATAATTATGATTACAAACTAGGTGAAAAACAGAAAGAGAAATTCTTAGAGAACGACTTAGCAGATGACAATATGATTTTGTCACATTTAGAAAATCAAATGGATTGGCTAAGAGACTCTGTAAAAACATTAGATAATATGGGCTTTGCTATTAGAAATAGATTAGCTCTAAAAGATCTATAAAATCAGTGGAATTAACGTTAACAGATAACAAGCAGTTTTTGCGTGTAGACGAGGCGTCTGAAATGGAAGTTGAACAGCTCAACATTACATTAAATAGACGTATTGAATCTTGGAGATTTCATCCCCTGGTTAAAAAGGGTTTATGGGATGGTTATATCTCATATATCAAAGATGACAAATGGATTCCATCTGGTTTATGGCGAGAGGTGATGAATATGTGTAAGCAGTATAAATACGAGCTTAAACTAAATGGCATTACAAGACTGTTTGATACTAATATAAAAGCTGCGGATTTTGAAGAGTGGGCATTGGATTTCTTTGACGGCTCAGAGATACAACCTAGAGACTATCAAATAGAAGCAGCATATAATATACTTAAATTTAGAAATTGTCTAAGTGAGTTGGCTACATCTGCTGGTAAAACTCTTATCTCATTTATGGTAATATCATACCTATTAGAAAAACAAAAGGCAGGTAGAATATTATTTATTGTACCTAATGTTTCACTTGTTGTTCAGGGTTCAGAAGATTTCCAAGACTATAATTGGAGAAACCAAGCCAACATAAAAGTACAACAGATTTATTCTGGTCAAAAAATTAGACCAGGTAGAAATGTAGTAATTGGTACATATCAATCCCTAGTTAAAAAAGATAAAGAGTATTTCCAGCAATTTGATGCTGTACTTATTGATGAAACTCATAAGGCTAAATCTCAATCTATTAAAACTATTCTACAAAAATGTACAGCAGCTAATTATAGGTTTGGACTTTCAGGTACAATTCCAAAATCCGGCAGTCTAGATAGACTAACACTAATGGCTTATACAGGTCCTGTAATTACAGAGGTAAGTGCTAATTATTTACAAGGAGAGGGTTTTATTGCAGGGTGTAAGGTAAAGGTAATAAAAATGGACTATGCTGCTGAGAGTACAAAGAATGCTTTTAGAGAAATGTCTCAAAACAGATATGAGAGTAAAGACGTATATAAATTTGAAAGCAATTATGTTATACAGTCGCCAGGCCGTTTGGCTTTCATTTGCAACATTATATCCAGAGTTAAGGGTAATTCCCTGGTCTTATTCCATCGTATTGAACATGGCAAGAAGATATACGAGAAGCTTAGACAAGAGTCTGAGAAAAACGTTTACTATGTAGATGGTAATACAGATAAAGATATTAGAGAAGAGTATAAAAAGAAAATGGAAGCAGGTGTAGAAGTTGTGATTGTAGCATCTTATGGAACATTCTCAACGGGTATTTCCATTAATAAAATCCACAATATTTTCTTTACAGAATCCTTTAAATCTGAGGTGATTATTAGACAGTCTATTGGTAGAGGATTAAGAAAGCACAAGTCTAAAACAGATGTAAATATCATTGATTTTGTAGATGACTTGTCTTCTCCAGATTGGGATAACTACTTAATTAGACATTCTAAAGCCAGGCAAAAGATCTATAGAGAACAGAAGTTCCCTTATGAGATAAAAAATGTCACATTTGACGGTGATATATAATACAATACTAATAAAATAAAACTATTCTAAAGATGGGTTCATTAAAATTACAATCTTTTGAAGAGTTTGCTAATGCTAGCGTTAAAGCTGCAAAGGTAAAACTTGAAGAAGAACAATCAGCTGCAAGAAATGAAGCAGCATATAAATTCAAATCATTATTAGCCGAATTCGGTGTAACTTCTATAAAAGACCTAAACGAAGAAGACAGAAATTCTTTCTACAGAAAATTAGGTGCTTCAGAGATTAGCGAGTCAATTGCTATTATTGAAGAAGGTACAAGATCTCAAATCGGTATTATTAACAAGAGAGGAAAAATAGAGTCAGTGTATATGCACTACGATGGTTATCCAGACAACATGTTACCAACAATTAAGAAAGGTTACATGAATTCTGGAACAGTTAAGTTCTTACTTAAGAAAGGTGGTGGTTCTGGTTTAGAAGTAGATCCTAGTAAGATTAATTTTTACGGAGATAAAACTACAATGAAAGGCGACATCAAAGATATTGACAAATATTTATATGATGCTGCAGATAAAGCAGGCGCAGAATATGTCTACCTATACGACGAGAAGTCTAAAAAGTGGATGATGGCAGATACTTATGACATGCCAAGAGAATTAAAGCCAGCTTTCGAACATCTTATTATTAACGAAAAATTCGTACCATCTAAAGGTAATCTAAGAGATGCTAAAAAGGTTGCTAAAACTTTAGAGGGTATTATGATTGAAGGTTCAGCTCTAACTGGAGATGAAACTACACATTTAGGTGCAATCAAGTATTTACTTATGAATGCGCTAGAAGACGCTAACTTCCATTCTTACATTGAACCCGTGGGAAAATCGTTAGGCGGCAAGATTAGAACAGTCATGATTAAAGTAGATAATCTAGGAGGTATGGAACTTCCAGTAGGTGCTAAGACAATCAAAAGATTCTTAGATGATAACTATGTAAAATTATCTAGCGCAGCTGGATGGTCAGGCATTGGTATCGTTGAGGGTATTGCACTTTATTTAGATGGATGGGGATTAAGCAAACACGCTCAGAAAATCGTAGATGCTTTCAACTTAATTTACCAAAACGAAGCAGTAGTTACTGAGGGTAACGCATTCTTTGCAGCAAGATCTAAAGCAATGGAAGAAGGTGCTGAAGAATTTGAATTCAACGGTAAGAAATTTCCAGTAACAGAAGGCATGAACGACAAGGGAGAAGCAGACATCGATTTTGATGGTGGTGCTAAAGACCTAAAAATGATTAAGAAGAAATTCAAGGTTGATGCAGAAGAGTATAATCCAGGTATGGTAATGTTAAAAGGTAAGAAAAAAGATATTTTGGCTTATTTACGTTCTGATTTCTATGGAATGGATGAGGATGATATTGAAGAATTATACCCTGATTTATATGAAGACTCAGAAATTGAAGTCGAAATGAAAGCAGTCGTATCTGAAGGAGATATTGCTAAAGTTTCTAAGAAAGAAATTATGTTCCACTTAGATGCTTTTCAAAAAGGAGACATTGAAGCTGAAGATTTAAGACAAGCTATGGAAGAAATTCTAGGAGAAGGAAATGCATTCGGTGCTGCAAGAGCAGAGGCTATCGCTAAAGGTGATGATAAATTCAAGGTTGGCGATGAAGAATATGATGTAGAAGGTGTAGACGCAGATGATAAAGAGAACGCAGAAGAATATGCCGAAGAAGAAGGTATTGAAGTTAAAGAGGAAGAAACTACTAACGAAGAGGAAGTAGAAGAAACTGAAGAAGTTGCTGAAGAAACTACTAACGAAGAGGAAGTAGAAGAAACTGAAGAAGTTGCTGAAGAAGAAGCAAATGAAGAGGAAGAAGTTGCTGAAGAAGTAACTAACGAGGCTGAAGTAAAATCAGACGAAGACTTTAAAGAATATGCTTTCGCAGTTTTAGGAAAAGCTTTCGGTGATAAATTCGACGAAGAAAAAGCTCAAGAAGTAGTAGACGGTTTATTAGACAAACACGGCGATGACTATGGTGCAGCAGTTGGCGCATTACAATCATCACTAGGATAAAAACAGTTTAAAACTTCTCATGAAGATATACTATAAATTTACAGATTTCATAAATGAAGAACTCCAGGTGGATAACTTGGAGAGCTTCGTATTTGAGGGTGGGGCTGCAGGACACATGATGCACCCATTCGATGACAACTCACTTACATTTGCTGACTTTAAGAGAATTGTAAATTCTGCTCTACAGGGAGGTCTTGATTTTGAAGAGGCTCCAACAGAAAAGACAGATGGTCAGAATGTATTTGCTACTGTAAAGGATGGTAAAGCTATGTTTGCTAGAAATAAGGGACAATTAGCTAATCCACTCGACTTAAATGGTATCATTAAGATGTTCACTGGCCACGCTTCTAAGCTGGTTGAAGAAACATTCATCTTTGCTGCTAAAGATCTAGCAGAGGCGCTCCCAAAGCTCAAGGACCAATCTGTATTCCAAGACGGTAAGTCTTTTATCAATATGGAGTTAATTTACTCTAAAAACCCTAATGTAATTTATTATGACAGAGATGTTATTCAATTCCACGGTATGAAAGTTACTGATGGTGAGGGTAATATCATAGGTGAAGAGAATATCGCAGCAGAAATAGTAAAAGCACTTAGAGGGTTAAAAGCTGATATTGGTAAAACATTTACAATAATTCCCCCTCAAATTTTAAAGTTAGCAAAAGACATTAACTTCGATGAGAGAGTCGGCTATTACGAAAAGGCGATAAATAAACTAAGAGATACTTATGGTTTATCAGATCAAGATGAAGTCAAAATGTATCACGAGGCTTGGTGGAGAAATCAAATCGAAGAGAACTTTGCAGATTTAGACCCAGCATTAAAAGAAGGTCTTTTATTAAGATGGGCATATTTAGACAAGAAGACTCTAAATATGAGAGATTTAAAGAAAGCAGTTACTCCAGAACAAGCAAAGGCTGTTAAAGATTTTGATGGTCAAAGAAACAAGAAGTATAAAGAAAACATTTTACCCTTCGAGAATTTATTTTTAGAGTTAGGCTCGGATGTTTTAAAGAATGTTTCTAATTTTGTTGCTGCTAACCCAGAAGCTGAGAAAGCTAGATTACATAAGCAAATCAGAACTGAAGCAGACAAAGTTAAAAAGAATGGAGATCTAAAACAGATTGACAAAGTAGAAAAAGAATTAAAAAGACTAGAAGGTATCGGCGGAATCGAATCAATCATTCCAACAGAAGGTTTAGTCTTTAAGTACAACGGTAAAACGTTTAAACTAACAGGTACTTTTGCTGCAATTAATCAGCTAATGGGTATCATAAAATACGGTAGATAATGGCACTACAAAACTTAAAAACATATTTCGAAGGTAGCAACTCAAATGAGTTCATGGATTTACTTAGCAATAAATGTATTGTTACTGAGAAAATTGATGGTTCTTCTTTTCATGTGAAAAGAAATAAGTCAGACTTCTCTTACTACAAATCTGGTCAGAAAACAGAGATGAACGCTGTAGACAGAACAATTGTAAGATATTATGAGAATGCAATTAGACATTTTAAAACAGTATCTGAGGAATCTAAGTTAGATATGCCTTTTGATTGGAAATTTGGTTTTGAGTATTTAGGTGACAATAAGACTATTGATATTGAATATGATGTTTTACCCAAGTCTAATTTGGTTTTAACACATATACAAGTTCTTCAGCCATCTAATCCTAACAAAGTTAGAAAAGTAATTAGAGACACTAAGATTTTAAATAAATGGGCAGACAAATTAGAGGTTAATAGACCCCCAGTTTTATTTGAAGGTCTTTTACATTCAGGTCAAAAATCTTCTTTAATTGATGTTTTAGAAACTGGTGTAAACGAATTTGAAGACAGATATGAAAATCCAGACAAACCATCTTTTACAAGAGTTTTATACGGCATTTTCAATGAGAATAAAAAGCAGTCTGCTTTAATGAATGATTTATCAAAAGATGTTTCAGGATTTATTATTAACTTTCACGATGGCAGTAGCGTTAAGACTTTTATTTTAGAGAAGTTTAACAAAAAACCTAGACTAGAAAGAAAACCATCTGACATGTATCAGATTTCTATCTTAGATATTGTAGAACATTTCATGCAATTAGACATAAGCAATATCGGATTGGAAGAAGAATCTTCTGACAAAAGATATTTAGAGTTAATGTCAGAGATGTTTAATGATTATATTGGTAAAAATGCAACAAAATATATTGGAGCTAAATTTGACTCCGCTGACTTTGCAGAATCTCCAATGTTTGAGTTAAACCATAAATTTTTACAAAACGAGAAAACATTAACTTTAGTACAAGATAAGATTTTAGCAGAATTGTTTAAAATAACATTAGGCTCTTTTAGAAAGAAGAGAAGCAAAGAGACTGATATTATCAACGGAGACATGCTACAAACATTAAACCAAGTTGTTGAAAAAATTGAAGCTAGAGTTTTAGCAAAAGTAGAAGAAAACGGAATTATGAATTTTAAACAATATCTAGTAAACCAGAAGATTGACTCTGAAGTAAAGCCGGTAATGGAAGCTTTAGATGTACAATATCCAGAACAAGGTAAGAAATTAGTAAATATGTTTGTTGGTAGATTCCAACCATTTACACTAGGACATCAAAAAGTTATCGAGACAATTTACAAACAAAATGGCTACCCTGTTGTTATCTTTTTAATTAAAGCTAAAAAGAAAAAAGCAGAAGATGCATTCAAGAGACCTTATGATGAAGCTACGCAATTAGGTATGTTAAATAGACTAAAGGACAAATTGCCAATCGAAGACGTTAAAGTTCTACCTACAGCAGCTATTGATAAAATGTTTAATGCATTAAGACCTAAGTACGAACCAGTATTATGGGGAACAGGAACTGACAGAATGAAAGTATATGGTTATCAAGTAAATAACGACAAATATAGAGAAGCTCTAGGTGTTAGAGATGATTTCGGTTTATTTGAGATTCCAAGAACTGGTAAAAACATTTCAGCTACTCAAGTTAGAAACGCAATGCTTGATGGTGATGATAAACTATTTAAAAAACTAACTCCAAGAGGATTACACAACATGTTCGATGAGTTAAAACAAAAATTACAAGACTCGATGGGAGTAATGGCAGAATCTACAGAAGTAGAGTTCTTAACCTTCGATGATTTTTTAAAGAATATATAAACAAAATATAGCATAATAATATGAAGAAAGTCCTATCATTCGAAGATTTCAAAAGCTCAGTAAATGAGTCAATACAATTCGGCTCATATCACTTTAGTGACAGAACATCATTCGGCGAACATAGTGATGATTTACCTGAAAAAGGTGAAAGTAAATTTTTAGTGATGTCACATACTGAAGTAGAGTTTGATGGTAGAAGATACAGACTAGATGGTCAACATACTAGTTTTGGTCAAGGAAGTAAAAGATATATTATTGGTATTTTCGAAGACGAAGCTTCTGCTACAGAAGCGTATAAACAAGCTATGAAAAAACCAGAAGGTGCATACGTTTCTTTCTCAATGGGAACATTAACTGCAAAATCTAAATTTACATTTAGTTACATTGAAAAAGAGGGACGCCTAGCAAAAATTAAAATAAGATAATCATGGCATCATTCGAAGACTTTTTATCAGAAGGTAAGAAATTACAAATCAAAAGAAAATATACAGAGAACCACCCTGCTAAAACTGTAGGTAAAACTGCCAATGTAAGAAACGCAGTTCTACAAGCTATTAAGGATGGTGTGGTAACAAGAGAAGAGTTCAACAAAATTCTTTCTGAGTTATCTGCTGATTCTAGACAATGGTCTTCTAGAAATAGAAAGTATTTCAATATCTCTGAAGAAGGTATTAAACTTTCAAAGTGGGGTATGAGAATTCTAAACGAACTAGACTCTGAAGAAGAGGAAATGATTCTATCTGATGAAATTAGTGAGAATGTAAAAGTCTTAAAAGACAAATGGCCTTATGTTGAGTTTAAACTCAAAGGCAAAAAGCATAAAGTAGACTTTGAGTATGAAGATGATATTGATGACCACGGTAACGAAGGTAAAGATCAATACTATAGAGGAGAAGATGAAGACGGTAATTTCTTTGAAGTAGATGTTTATTCTGACTATAGAGGTGAAGTGCAAGATGTATTATATGATACTCTAGTACAAGTTGACGAATCAACAGTTAATGAAAAGAAACTTAAATTTAAAGTAGGTGATTTCATTAAAAAGAAGAAAAAGTATGGCGGTGGAAACTTTGAGTATGAAATTAAATCTATTAAGCCAAAATTTAATGCGGTTGAACTTTATTTAGACGTTACTAGTAACAGCCAAATGCAAACATTTCAACATATTGAAAAAGAATGGGAACTTGCAGAAGCTGTAGTTAATGAAAAAGACGACGCTGGTGACCACTTAGATAATTTAGAATCTATTGTAGGTAAAGCCAGAGATTTCTTTGCAATAGGTAAAGAATTAGATAAAGGTGGCTACAAGAAGAAATACTTCTATAGTGACACGATGGCTCCATCATATACAATTGAAGTAGATGGTTTTAGATTTGCTATTATCAATAAAAGATATGTTGACAAAGGCGATAGAGAAGTTGGCGACATCGCAATCGGATTATTAGAAAATATGAACACAAATATGAAAAACGAAATAAACTTATTCGAATCATTCGGAGACTTCTTAAGCTCCAATGGTATTCTTAACGAAGCAATTAACTCTGCTATTTTAAGATCAGTTCTATCTAACGGTAGAGAGGGTAAACAAGGTAAGAAGAATCTTTCTATGTTAGCTAAAGGTTTTTATGGACTATCTAAAGTAGCTCTTGATAAAATTGAAGATGAAGATTTTATTATTAGTAATGATGTAAGTAAAATCTTTAAGAACTATGGTGGTAATAGCCACGTACTTTTCTTTATCTCAGACAATGAGAAAGAAAACCCATACTATGATACAAAGAACTCATCTTGGAATGACTATAAGATAGTTCCAGGTGGAGGTATTGTATTAGCAGCTATGTCTGGTGATAGACAATTCTATGCTAACGAGTGGTCAAGATGGTCAGGCGGTAGAGTTTGGTCTAAGAATAAAAAAGGTGATGAAGGACAAATAGGTATTAACCACAAATACAGAGGTTGGGGTGCATCAGGTCTTAACAACGGTAAGAGAATCGCAGAGATGTCCGATAGAGTTATTGTTATTAACTTAGAATTAATCAGACAAAAGTATTCTACTGAAAATCTTAGAAATGCAAGAAAAGCCGCTAGAGCAGGTGCAACAGCATTCAAATCTGATAAAGATTTTAAAACAGCTAACTTAGACAGATACCATAAGATTTTAGCTGATAAAGCAGCGAGTCTACCACTAGATAAAATGGTAAAAGATGCTATCGAGTTACTAAGTAAACATCTTTCAGATGGCATATCAAGCGGTAGTATGACTAAATATGATGAAATTAAAGTTGGTGAAGATCCTAAAGGTAGAGAAGTAAAAGCAAGAGATTGCTCAAACCATATTTCAAATATCTTAGATGACTACTCAAGATATGTTAGTTACATTAAACAAGGTGAAGAATCTGAAGCTAGATATGGTCAAAGAGAGTCTTACTACGAGAAAGAGTCTAAAAACTATGCTAAAAGAATAAAAGACAAAATAGCTAAAATCGAGAAGTTCGATTACGCTTGGTAAAAATACTAATATAAAAATTGGCATCCTGTAAGTTAAAAGAAAGTAGTAAAGAATATCAGAGAGATCGTAATAACAAAATGACCAATAAATGGTCGTGGAAGCATTATACGGTTCACAACACTTCAACAGAAGAGTTACTAAAGGCTTACGAGAATTCCAATATGAGTAGAAAGAGGAACATAATTAGAAAAGAATTAGAGAAAAGAAATGCCATCAGTAAGTAAATCACAACAAAGATTAATGGGAGTTGCATACGCAGTTAAATCTGGTAGTATGGAACTTAAAGATGTAGATGCAGAATACAGAGATAAAGTTGCATCGTTAGTAGATGGTATGACTAAGAAAGATCTAAAGAAATACGCTTCAACTAAACATGATAAACTACCAGAAACGGTAGATGAAAATTTTGAAGTAGGTATGGGTAGAATATCACCATCTTCTAATATTGGAGGAATGGGTCCTGTAGTTTTGCCTTCCGATGGTGTTGTAGGTTCCGGAGACGTACCTACAGTAGCAGATATTGACGCTGAAGACGAAGAAGAAAAGAAGAAGGATAAAACAAAAAAGAAATTAGAAATGGAGAACTTTAAATTATTTACACAGTTTGATAATTTCGTAAGCGAAGGTTTCGACCAACGCCCCGGACAATTAGTTAAAGACTTACATTTTGAGATAGATCCTGAAAAAGCAGAAGCGATGAAAATCGAACTTGGCAGGAGACAAGGAGAGGTTACAACAAGAAAACAAATTGAAGGCGGCGATTATGCTCTAAGAAGATTTAGAAAAGAGATTAGATATGGTGACGGTAGTTACTTGGGAGTATTTATGCCGGGTTCTTATGATGCCGCTACTTCTAAGTTAGGCGATGGTCCACATAAGAAAGCAGTTAAGAAAGTAAAATGGAATATGAAGAAGTATCAACAATGGGTTGATGATGTAGCTTCTAATGACGGTTGGAAACATTCTTACGATATGGCACAAAATGCTAAAATGGAACCAGGTCTATTACAGTGGGCTAAGAAAGAATTTAGAGGTGAAGATCCACTACAAAGAATTCAATGGGATATTGAAGCCTATGCAGAATCTGTAGTTA